TTTTCAAAGGTTAATCAAATATGCTGTCTTGATGCCGTGGCAGATGCCAACGAAATCTACGACAAAAGCCAACGATATGCGTGGCAAACGCCAGCGATGTCGTTGGCAAATGCCGTGCATTGACAATCCAACCGCGTGAAACTCCTAACTCCTAATTTCTAACTCCTAACTCATCTTACTGTGGAAGAAACCCGTGAACAACAGCAGATGTACAATATGTTCCGTTCGTGCATCTATCTGATACTGATTGTAGAGATTGTGATGAACCTGCCCGTCACGACCTCCAACTCCATGATTGCCTTTATGCTCGATGTATTCCACCGCTTCAAGGTCTTTGACTCCGTGGCAACCTGTAAAGTGATGGAACTCATCTGCATCACCGTTACCTGCATCGGCACGAAAGCACGGAAGAGCCTGAAATGGAATCTCAAGACCATGGTGCTCTATCCCGTCCTCGCCGGAGCGACCATGATAGTCCTGTGCTTCGTCTTCTACGGTATGCCTCTCAACGGTACTTTTGCAGGTTATCCCCTCAACCGCTGTCTCTATGTCCTCTGTTCCGTTGTCGGCACAATGCTTATCCATCAGGGCTTCGATGCCATCGCGCAGTACTTGGGCATGAAGATAGGCGATGACAAATGGAACTTCGACAACGAGAGCTTCGAGCAGAGCCGTAACAAGGAAGAAAACGAGTACAGCGTCAACATCCCCATGGTCTACTACTACAAGAAGAAGTTGAACCACGGCTGGATTAACATCATCAACCCTTTCCGTGCTACCATCGTCTTGGGCACGCCCGGCTCCGGTAAGTCCTTCGGCATCATCGACCCGTTTATCCGCCAGCACAGTGCCAAAGGTTTTGCCATGATGGTCTATGACTATAAGTTCCCGGCACTGGCACGAAACCTCTTCTACCAGTACTGTAAGAACCGCAAGCAGGGCAAGCTGCCCTCGAACTGCGGCTTCCGCATCGTCAACTTCACTGATGTGGAATACTCCAATCGTGTGAACCCCATCCAGCGGAAGTACATTCCTGACCTTGCGGCAGCCTCCGAGACGGCAGCCACACTGCTTGCCTCTCTCAATAAAGGAGGTGGAGAGAAGAAAGGTGGCTCAGAAGCCTTCTTCCAGAACTCCGCTGAGAACTTCCTTGCAGCCATCATCTATTTCTTTGTCAACTTCCACCCCACCGGCTATAAGAACGGCAAGAAACTCACACGCTATGTGCTTTGGAATAACCGGAAGCTCCGTCTTGTCATACGCAGTTGGAGAGACTATAAGGCTTTGGATGAGCGGGGCAATGTGGTATTGGACTTCATTGACTGCAACAGCAATAATGTCTCTACCGACAGTGACGACATGTTTGTCGACTTGAACGGCTTCACCTATCTCAACGGTAATAAGCAGGAGATACGCATCGATCGCTGCTGGTACGAGGACGAGTGCGGCAACGAAGTGGAGCCCGACACCATCACGGGCGAGTACTCCGATATGCCCCATGTGCTCAGCTTCTTAGGCCGCAGCTACAGCGAAGTATTTGACATTCTCATGCAGGATAACAAAATTTTGTGAGGGATTTAAGGCGAATTGGGAGCGTTTAAGACTGATTGTGAGGAAGTTTAAAGGTGTTTATCGAGAACTAAACAGGCGGCGACAAAAGAGGGAAATCAAGGTAATTTTCAAAGAACGTAGCATAAACGTAGCACTATTATTTTGCGGCTGATGGGTGATGATGGACGTGATAGTTGTGATGTGATGATTGGATATTGAATAATTATATTTATTTTATTCCATATAAATGTTATATGGAATAATTTTAGTATCTTTGTATGCGAAAACCAATGATTGATTACGATGAAAGAGAAAACTATTATCACAGTGTTCATGGTGAAGGAGCGCAAGAGCTACTATTTTGGCTCAGTAGCCGCTATCTTTACGTTATTTGACAGCAATGATATTGGGTTTACTGAGAAGTATCTGCAACATGCAGGGCTTGGCGCAGTGGCTTCTGATAAGGCTATCATTAAGCGTTGCACGCTGATCGTAAAAAAGAAAAAGGGAAACGCATAACAACTTGGCGGAGCTGCGTTTCCCAATGTAATCTTCAACTGAACGCTATCAGCTTAGAGTATGTAGTATGTGCAAAGTTACGGAATTTATCTGAAAGCGTCCACTAAAATAGTGGTTTTTTAGTGGACGCATATTTTAAGGGTGATATTGTGCATAATTTAAGGGTGATGTTGTGCATATTACAGGCAATTATGTATATTCTATATAACTATTATATGGAATAATTTGCTTGTTATTAAACTTAGTTTGAGGATAAGTTAGGCTATTACTCATCGTCGTCGTTATCTTCTTCGTCAGAGGTCATGCAATCATCAATATAAGACTGTGAGAGCTTTGTTTCCTTGCCGCCATTGTCGTTGTCGATGATGGTGAGCGTCTTGATGGATATTTCTGTTTGCTTGCGTATCTTCTCACTCTTCTTGTATTCTTTGTCAAGTTCAAGCAGTCTTTCTTCTTCTGCCATTGGACGTTCAGAGTCAGCGGATATGGTAGTGCTGGAGTATTTAGGCACAACGAACGGCATGAACTTGGAGACCAAATCGGCACGGGTAGCCGGGTTGTCAATCTTCATTAAGTCTTTGAAAAGCGTGTTGGTATCGTTATCGACATCAGGGTCAGGGTTGAGGTAAGGTAGCAAGATAGCTTTGAGACGATCACGGACATTGCCGTACTTATTTGGCGTGCCTTGCTTGCGACCGCTATTCTCTATCTTGTTTGTACCCTTTACGAACTGGCCTTTTTCATTTCGCTTTGCGGTAGATTTCTTTTTCTTCTCTTCCTTGTTATTGCCATCGGCTTGTTGTTCATCGGCGTTTGTTCCGGGCAATGGTTGATTTGTACCCGAATTAACGTTTTCGGGTACAGGTTTAACTCCATTTGTACCCGATTTTGCATTTTTGGATACACGTTTAACACTTTCCGACTTCTTAGGCTTTGTTTCCTTAGTGGTTTTGGCAGCCTTTTTAGTCGTCTTTGTCGCTTTCTCTTTGGTCTTACTTTCCTTCTCCTTCGGCTTTAGTGGCTTCTTCGGAGCAGTGTTGTTGTCTTTATCAGCCATTTTCGATTTACATTTTATAACGAGCGTGGAAAGGTAAGTAATTAAATTTGTTGGATAATAATAAAAAATTAACGAAGATGGGACTAATAGGCAGCATAGTTGGCGGTGTGACAGGAGCCGTAGGCGGTGTAGCAGCAGCCAAGGCACTCAATAAAGGCTACAGGCAGCAGCAGGAAATATTCAACAACCGCATCAACGATGTCAAGGCACACCGTGACGCAGTGTATTATCAGGATCCGACGCAGAGTGCAGAGAACCAAGCCGCCGTCACCAATGCTCAGAAGGTGATGGACGAAGCCAACCAGAGGGCGCAAGCCACGAGCATTGTTGCAGGAGGCACTGATGAAAGCGCGGCACTTGCCAAGCAACAGGCAGCAAGCACCGTGGGTAACATGATGCAGCAACAGGCAGTGCAAGGTCAATCGAGAAAGGACAACGCCTGGAGCAGCGCAGACTCACAGATTGATACATTCAGCAAGTATTTGGCTGACAGCAAGCTTGCTCAGGCGGCAGGAAAAGCACAAAGCATTCAACAGGCAGCAGGAGGACTTGCAAGCGCAGCTAACTCATTACCGTGGTAGACTATGGCAAAAGACATTATTGACAACAGCAATTTACTGCAGGGCGATGGTAACGGCACTACTCCAGTGAGCGGACAGCAACAGGGAGCGACGCAGACGACCGAGCAGAGCCAGGCACCAGCCACTCAGACGACCGACGCTAATCAGGCAAGCGGTGGTGAAGGTAATGCTGGAGTATCACAGCAGAATCCAGATGCAGCGGCAGCACAAGGAAATCAGGCACAAGGCACAGGTCAAAGCGTAGTCGGCAATGGAACGACCGTACCAACAGGTGATGGAACTACTCAGACAGGCAATGGAACTACTCAGCAAGTTGCCGGTGATGGTAGCACTCAACCTGTGGCAGGTGATGGAACGACAACACCTCCGGCGGCAGCTACTCCGACCTATTTAGCAGATTGGGGTAACACTACTTTCATGGACGCAGTGAAGTCAGGTAACAAGTCTATTGCCGACTACATGCGTGATTACAACAAATGGGCGACCGCCAACAACCAAGATCCTCTTGACATCTACACGATGATGCAAGCCATCAACGGCAACGACATCGGCGAGAGCTATGCAGAGAACGAGAAGGCACAACGACGGTTGAAGCGTCAGCAGACATGGGAGCAGATAGGCAACGTACTCGCCCATCTTGGCAACTTTGTAGGCACTTTGGCAGGAGCACCATCAGCAACATACGAGACAGGGCCGCAGCTTACCGCAAGGCAGCAAGCCGTGAGAGACGCTGTAGAGAAGCAGCGAGGTGATCCTAAGAATATACTTGCTCAGATATGGAAGGACAGAGCCGACCAACGAGCAAGGGAACTGAACAATGCCAACGTAGCTTTACAGGGTGCAAGGAAAGCCAATGTCGAAGGGCAGACGGTCAACCAGAAGGCGCAGTCAGACGCTACAGTAGCATTGAGAGGCGCGCAGCAGCACCAGGCAGAGACGGCAGCACAAGAAAACCAGGCACGAGCCGACTATGTGACCGGGCAGAACGACCGGGCAAAAGAGTTGCAGCCACTAAAGAAGGCGAATATACGCAGTAGTACCAATGCCAACAATGCACGGGCAAATGCCAGCAATGCGAGTGCAGCACACAGCCGGGCTGAGACCTATGCCACCAACCAAAGAGCTTACGGCGCACGGTACCAGGCTAACCGTTACAGGATATGGGCTAAGAACAGACGCTTGCATCCTAATGAGAGCCGTGAGTTCATGAAAGCAAACAATATCCATTCATTCGACCGCAAGAACTGGACGAAAGACCTGATAGACCAGTACAACGGATATATAGCAGACAAATTCAGTGGAGGCGGCGGGAAAGGCCCCAATGCTTCGAGCCTACTTGACTGATGAGGCTGCAACACTAAAGACAATTCAAGATGAAAGTAATCTATAGCAGCATTATTCCACCGAAAGGTTACAAGGCGATAACGATACTCAACTGCATTTTCGTAAGGAAAGGTTGCACGATGAGCGACGTAGATATCAACCACGAGGAAATACACTGGGAGCAGGAGAAGGAACTTTGGATCATCGGTTTCTACCTACTCTATGTGCTTGACTTCATTCGCTTGCTATTGCGCTACATGAAGTGGCACAAGGCATACCGGGGTATCTGTTTCGAGAGGGAAGCATACTTCAATGAGGACAATTTGGAGTACCACAGTTACCGAGAGAAATTCGCTTGGAAGAAGTACAAACTATAAGACACGAGACCATGCCAAACAATAAACCACGATACAGCCTGACAGTTGATGGAAAGCAAAGAACTGTTGAGGCAGACAAATTCAACAACAACATCGACGCATTTGTCAGCCAAATGCCTAATGCCACTGTGCGCATGAAGGACAAAGAGGGCAATGAGAAGGACATCAAACTTAACGACCTTAGTAGCGCATACGACAACGGGTATGACTATGTGACGACCGATAAGCCTATCTATGTAAACACCAAGGCACCGACCCCGACACCTACAGGTGGAGGAAAGAGAGCCGCACAGCCAACCCCGCAATCAGCACCATCGGCACAACAGCGTCAGCAAGCACCATCGGCAACACCGAGAGCGCAGCGTCAGTCAGTACCGACCGCAGCACCTCGACAGCAAGACAAGCAGGAGCCGGGCTTCTTTTCACGTCTTTGGCAGTCAGCCAAGGACGCTTTAGAGTTGGCAGGTCAATCCGGACCGGAAGGACATGCCGTTTCAGGTGGTGTAGCTTTGAGCGGCAGACAGCCACAAGCACCCGTCGCACAGCAGAGGCCAGCGCAACAGGTCAACCAGCCTCAGCAAGCAGCACAACAGCAACAGCCTACCCAACAGGCAGCGCAGCAACAGCCACAAGGGGCTCAGCAAGTGCAAACTCAACAGCAGAACGGTCAGGTATCTCCACAAGACGCATGGAGAAACCAGCCTATAACCGTGGGGTATCTTACCAAACGGCAGCATGAGACCACTCAGGGTGCAGTGTACGACCAGATGTATAAGGAGTTTGAGGACTACTATAACAAGCTGAATGTCGGAGACCAGAAGCCGAGTGCAATCCGCTATCTTACCAACAGAGCCTGGGACTATAACATCGATGAAGGCGAAGGAGGCGGTGTAGTGGTTACTCCTAAAGGCAATCGTGGCGGTGATGATATAGACAGCAACGTTACATACGTGAGTGACGCCAACGGCAATGTGCGCACGGAGAATACCCTTGGCAACGGCAGAGCCAACAACATCGTGAACAACGTGCTTACTCACTTCATGACCAATAAGGCACAGGAAGCCGCCGAGAAACTCGCAAAGAAGATACCTAACGGAGTGAACGAGGAAACGGCACTTGACGCTTTAAGGGACAACTACTATCAAAGTGGTTACCAAAAAGAGTTGTGGACCATTGCCAGCAAGAGCGGTGTACAATACAAGGACTTCATTAACGACATCATGAAGCCAGTATTGAACGAGACCATCAAGCGCACACACAACGGTCTTGAATTGCCAGTCAACAGCCTATTCTCAGATTGGGACTATGCAGCTGCAGCAGGTAAGGAGTATGACCCCGACGCACTGAATGATGATGAGCGCAGACTATACGACGCACTCATGACAGACTTTGACCAACGGTTGAGTGCTGACAGGGCGACCGCCGGACAGAAAGCCAACGAGCTTGCAGGACGTGAGACTGCAAGCAACCTTGCCATTGGCGGACGTGAAGGACATGCCATGCAGCTTAGCGTGCCTATGGAGACGCAGCGAGAGTACAACGCATACGCTGATCCGAGCAAAGCCATCAAGTATGTGCTTGACAAACTATACTCCAACGGCAACGGTGGAGGTCAAGGCGGAGTACCCGTCAAGGACAACATCGACAGGCAGCGTGTAGGTAATCTTCTTTACCGCAAGATAATGGATAAGCTTGTGCAAGAGCGCATACCTAAGAGTAAATGGGGATATGTGCTCAAAGGTTTTATGGACGGCGACCTTGGGGAACTGTTCAAGAACTATACGCAGACAGACTTTGAACGGCATCTTGACAACCTTGCAGATTCGAAGTATATGCAGAGTCTGAAGGGCTTTAGCGGTATGCTGGCAAGCGGCGGACACGAAGCTACTAAATTCCTCAGCGACGCATGGGAGTATTACCTTGGCGGCAAGGTAGGTAGCGCAGTGACAGGCGCTATGAGGAAGCGAGCCATAAGACGTTTGGCGACCGACCTTGCCGAGAGAGGCATAAAGCGTGATGTTGCTCAGGGCATTGCAACAAGAGTATTTCAACGCACGGCGCAGAGCGCAACACGCAAGGCAGTTATGGGCGCAATCCACGGAGGCGCAACGATGGGAACAGCGCAAGCCATCAGTGGCAGTTTGCGACAGGCTATCAGTCCGGCAGCAGGACAGAAGATGGACGAGATATTTCAAAGGAAATCTCAGGGCGAACACATTAGCAAGCAGCAGGAGGCGCAGGAAATAGCTGAGGCAAACAAGGAGGCACACAGCATTACTTCCGTGCTTGGTGCAGGAGCAAAGGGCGGACTTAGCGGCATAGCGGCAGGTATGTCGTTTGGCCCTGGTACTTTTGCAGGTGAGACCGTCAGCAAATGGGCGAGTAAGTATATGGGCGATTTGGCAAGCGCGGCCACGGGATATATGGCACGACTTGGCACCAACGCAGCGTCGGCAACGGCACTCGGGCAGGCGGAAGGAGCCATTACGGGTGAGAAGCCGGAAGGAAGCATTGCCAACCAATTCGCACAGAACTTGGTGAACTTTGCCATGCTTGACGCACAAGGCGTGGCACCACGTCTGCTGAACGGACATCCGATAAAGACGTTCAGGGAATGGAAGGAGTACGAGCGCAGCTATGGTATCAGCGATGAGGACCAGCAGCGTATGCGTGATGCAGGTTACGGCGACATGATAGACACCATTGACGGACTTGTGAGCGAGCGCTTTCGGGACAGAGGAACCAACACTTTGCCCAATAGCGGTTGGAAGCCTACAGAAACAGCGACACGCATCAATGACAGTATGATGAAGATGTTTGCCGACAACACTATTCCTGAAGAGTTGAAACGCAAGTATTATTCATTGGTGACCGGCGACAACAGCAAGCAGCTATCCCCGGTGGTAGCCTCAGAGGTTACCAAGGACGAGGACGGCAACCACTATCTTGTGACCTACAACAAGAACGGAAACGTTGTCAGCGACCGCCAGTACCACAGTGAGGGTGCAGCGCAAGAGGCCCAGATGAAGATAGGACACGAGCAGGACGAAAATTTGACGGACGCACTTCAACAGGGCGTGTTTGCCAAGGACGCAGACGCATTGATGGAGCAAGCCTATAATGCAGCCGTGGACGCTTTTAAGAACGGCGACGGCAGTCTTAGCCAAGACCAACAGTCACTACTCTATCTCTATCAGAACAAAGACCGCTTAGGCAATGCCATCGGCGCGATGAACACGGGCGAGCCATTGTCAGAGGCAGACCAGCGATTGATCAATCTGTTTTACACCATGCAGAACAAACTGTTTGAGCATGATGTAAACAGTCATGAAGGTAATATCTATAATATTGCGAGAGACGCAGAGACAGCCAATGGTATTCAGGCACACGGACTCTATGTGGCACGTAAAGGGCATACAGAGAAAGAAGCCAAGAAGCTCGCAGCCGAGAACGGCGAGGAAGCTGTACACGTCGGCGGTGATGTTTGGCGCACGGAAAGTGAAGATGCAGCCGTGAAAGACTATCAGCAACGACTGTATGACTACATGAGCGGTATTCAAGAGGGCGAAGGAGAACGTATCAGAGAGCCGAAAGGACTTGAAGATTTGTCGCAGGAAAAACCCGGTGATACCGTTGAGCCTACCATTACCTCGGAGCCACCGACAGAGGGCGGAGAGGTAAAACAGGAGCCGACAGGCGAAGCCGCCGTTGCAGAGCAACAGCCTACTCAACAGCCAGAAGGACATGGGCAGCAAACGGCATTGCAGGAGCATTTTCAGAGAGGGTATGACCGAGGCGCGAATATTGATGCAGACGAAACGCAATTGGCGCAGATACAGCATGACGCAGACCTTGCCAACCAACGTTTCAATGCAGCTTTTGGCGACGGGAAGATGAACAATTTCCGTAATGCCATCATCGACGCAGTGGCCAACGGCGACACGGAAGCCATGCAAGCACTACTTGATAAGTACGACGGGCAACTGAGCAAGGAGCAGAAGGAAGCCACATACGGACTTATCGAGAGCGGAGCCGTGCAGAACGGTATCGAAGACAGTATCACCAACCAGACGATGGAGTATCAAGACCAGCGACAGAAGGAACTTGCAGACATCAGCGATCCGCAGGGAAACATTACCGCCCTGACACTGACAGACGGGTCAACGGTGTATCTTAAGAATGGCGACATTACCAACCAGTACGGCGGAGTGATGGTCGTCGATGAGAACGGAGATGCCAAGCAGATACCCGTCAGCAGCATTGCCCAGGCAGAAGAGCCCGTGAGCGCAAAACAGCAACTTGATGAAGATACAAACGCCTTTGCTGACGAACTGAAAAGCACATACCAGCGTTTGGCAAGCGGAGCCGACATGTTACCCGGTCAGCAAGCCAACATCAACATATCCGGGCAGACATTCCATGTAACCGTTGACCGCCAACTGGAGGATGGAAGATACCAGCTTATCACTGACGACGGCAGTCCAATTGTGCTTTCTCCCGATGAGATGCAGCAGGCAGTTAAGGCAGCACGTGATGAGAGCGTACAGTCAGAGCTTGCCAATCAGCAACAGCAGAAGGCAGCAAAAGAGCTTGAAGCACGCAGGACAAAGGGTATTGCCGGATATGCCGAGGGCAAACCCGACCTTGGCTCAGCTGCTACCGAACCTACTGTAGCCGGTGAGTATCTGAGGCAACAGCAGAAAGAGACGGGCAAAGACCCATTGCCTGGAATTGAAGGCGACATTGAGGAACAGAAGCGTTTGCAGCAACAGGCACAGAGTGACCTCGACAGACATCAGCAGTGGATGGAAATCAACGGCGACCAATATACGCCGGAGGACAAGGCCACTAAAGAGGCCATCATCGAGCAGCGCAAGAAAGAGATAGCAGATACCCAGCAGCGCATCCGCAAGTTGGGCGAGGTTCGTAATGCCTATATGTCGCCTGAGCAGCGCATGATGCTTAGGAACGACCGCATGCGCAACTCAGACAAAGCACGCAAGGCAGCTTTGGCAGAACGGCAGAAGATACAGGAGGGCGAGAAGCCTATGCCGACGACTGTAGAGGGCATCGACAATAAGACCTTGCTTGACAAATATCCTACGCAAACGGACGCAGAGAATTACCTGCAGGGCCGTCGTGAAGAGATAACCCGAGCATACCGTGACGGAGCGGCAAGCACCATTGCCAACGTGCAGCGTAGATTGCAGGACTACACCAACGGCCTTGAAGAATTGACTGACGACGACCTCACCGCCCTACATGCGCAACTTGCCGATGCTCAGGAGCAGGAGCGTGCGGCTTTGGAGCAGGTGAAACAGATCAAGGCTCAACAGCAAAAGCTTGGCACCCTATACAAGGAGCGGAACAAGGCAGCGCTTGAAGATATGGAACCGGCCGACCGCCGCTCGGAGATACTCAAAGGAGCGAGGACGCCAGAAGAACTATTAAAGAAAGCGCATGAGGCCTACAAGGGAAGCGCCCTTGAAGGCCGACTTGACGACTTGGAGCCCGAGACACTGGAAGAATACGTAGCGCAGAACCTTGGCTACGGCACATTGAACTGGGAAGGCAGCGGTACAGGCATCAACAAGAAGAAAGGCCTTAAGCAGGAATTGGGGACGAAGCGCGGCATTGGACACGGTTTCGACTCCAACGGTATCAACGCGTACCTTGCACCGACGGGTAAGGGCATGTCGGTAGATATGGCTGCTCACAAGATGTGGGAGGGCAGCCGTGGCACACAGTTTGACAGCTATGACGACCAAGACTTCAAGAATGCCATTCTTGACATGCTCGGCACTGCGCAGAAGGCGACCGACATCAAATACCTGACCATCAGGAACCGCATCAATGAAGTTGAGGATTACGAAAGAGGTATAGAAGAGAAGGAACGCTGGTATAAGGAGCAGCAGGACGAAGAACTGAAGAAGCGCCAGCAGGACATCGACACCTACAACGACTATCTTAGCAGTATAGCCGAAAGCAATACCCTTACTCCTGAGCAGGAGAGTTATTTTAATGGCTTGTATGCTGATGAGATTGCCGAGGCAGAGCAAGAAGAAGCAGACCGCCAGGCAGCGTGGGAGGCTTACGAAGCTGAGAAGGAAGAAGAACAACTAAAACAGAATAACGATGGAAGAACAAGCAATGAACCAATTGAAAGCGGCTCAGCGTTGGATAGCCAGCCTGAGTCCGGATCAGATGATGCAGGAAACGGCAAAGGCGAAGAAGCTGTGCCTGGAGCACCAACTCATCAGCCCACAGCTGAAACGGAGCATCATGCACAACGGCAAGCTGGAGATAGGGCAGCGCATACACCGGTTGGCACTGGCCATGATGACGGAGGCGTACATCTACCGACAGGGACACAGCGAGCAGTAAAGCCGGCGGTGGGCGCGGCTCCTTCTAAGGAGCCGAACAGAACGGGCAAGGAAGAGATAGCGGCCAAGTTTGCCACTGAAACAAGCGAAGAGGCAAGCGCCTTTGACAAGCTCGTTCCGAAGATGAGCGATGATGAACTGTTGGGCTATATGCAGGCTGACGGCAACGGTGACATTAACAAGGCCTACCACCCAAGTCTCTATGACGAATACGATTACCGCCACAGCGACGAGGAGCGGGATGCCTACGAGAGCTACTTGCAGCAGTTGACAGAAAATGGCACCACGATGGAGCAGGCCGAGGAAATGCTTGGTAATGTAAGCAGAGACCTCGACGCATACGGAGCGACAGCCGAGCGCCCCCAGCTGGATGGACAGTTCAATGCTTTGTCAGACTACATTGAAAACCTTAGAAACCAAGAGCAGCCTATTGGCCCAACGTCTACTCCGGAGGAAATTAAGGCAGAGCGAGAGAAGGTGAACACTAACCCAAGTGAAGGACAGAAGGAAGCCGGCAACTATCAGAAAGGCCATATCAAGGTGGACGGAATGGACATCACTATTGAGAACCCGAAGGGCTCTACTCGTAGTGGTCAGGACGCTAATGGTAAGAAGTGGAGTGTCAAGATGAATTATGATTACGGATACATCAAAGGTGTATTCGGTAAAGACAACGACCACCTCGACTTGTATCTTAGCGACAATCCGGCCAGTGGCAACGTCTATGTGGTAGACCAGGTAAACCAAAAGACCGGTGAATTCGACGAGCACAAGGTTATGTACGGTTTCCCATCATTGGATGCCGCACGAGACGCCTATGCTTCGCAATACGAAAAGGGTTGGAAGATTGGACCTATCACAGAGATAAGCCGAGAAATCTTTAAAACATGGCTCTCAGTAAGTAGCCACAAGAGAAAGCCGTTCTCGGAGTTGAAGGGTAAGCCGTTTGCAATCACAAACGAGGAGAAACCAGAGACATCGGCCAAGCCGGCGAAGGCCAAGCTGAAAGCGGAAATGAATAAGCAGGAGCCGAAGACCGAGCCGACTGGAACGGAGACCGAGGCCGCTGCACAGCAGCGGCCTACGGAACCCGGGGCAACGAACGAGACGGCAGTTGTTCGGAATACCCGAACTGCTGAGGGCGAGCAGGGCGCACCGGTGACGGTTTTGCCGACGTTTGAGGACGTACTTGCTGAGGCTGAGAGACGTAAGAAAGCAGCAGAAAAGACTGAGGCTGACAAGAAGGCAGCGGCAGAGCGGATAGACAATATCGTCGTAGAGAATGCCAAATGGCCAACGACGCTGACAACAGCTACAGCTAAGGAGAAGAATTGGGTGATTACCAAAAAGCAAAAGGCAGGTAAGCGCTCAATAGGTACAACCGTGCGTATAGGTTTCGCAGGGAACGACCTCTACATGCAGACAAAGGAGGGAATTATGCGCGTGAACAACGCTAAGGACTATACGGCAGCGGAGGTGGAAGGACGTGTAAACTCTGGTATCGGCGTGACCACCGATGAGGCACGTTTGCTTGGCGACGCCATCATGGAACTGTATCAGCAGAACGGTTTGCCAATAAGCGGCCCGTCTATTTTGCGCCCATTGATAGACCGTAAGAAGAAAAAAGCACCATCGGCAGGACAACAATTAGATTTATTTGGTAACTTTGCAGAGCAACAGCCAACCAAGCCAACTGCGGGAAAGAACGATAACCAACGAAAAGACAAAGACAATGACTTACGAGGAACTGATGAGCTTCGCACCGAAGGACTGCAAGCCAACGATCATCACGAAGGAGAGCATACTCCAGGACAAAGCCAAGCAACTGCACAAGGACGTGAAGCAACTTACCGAGAAAGAAAAGCAGCAAGCGTTCGAGGAGTACGAGGCAGCGACGATGAGCGATTACGACCTGGCAACGAGTTAGAGGAAGAGGCACCGGCCGAAGAGCCGGAGCCAGCACCCGAACACCCACTTAACCGTGGCAACAACCACGCAGAGCGAGGTGTGGACTATGCGCCCAAGGGAGTAGACGACCGCATCGGCGCAAATATTAAAGCCATAGAGCTTGCCCAGCAAATCACCGAGGAAGGCAGACCAGCCACCCCGAAAGAGATGCAGACCTTACGAAAGTATTCAGGTTGGGGCGGACTTGGAAAGGCATTCAAGGAGAAGCAGCACCCGTGGGAGGCGGACGGCACTGCAGAGCAGCTTAAATCGCTATTGGGCGATGAAGGCTATGAGCAAGCCGTTATGAGTCGCAACAGTGCCTACTTCACTCCGGCCAACGTCATAGACACCATGTGGGATATTGCCCGTGCGCTTGGTTTCAAGGGCGGCAACGTGCTTGAAGGCAGCGCAGGTATCGGCAATATCATAGGGCTTATGCCACAGGACATGAGCGACAGAAGCCATATACAAGCCGTGGAAATAGACTCCACGAGCGGTAATATATTGTCTTTGCTTTATCCTGAGGCTAAGACCGATATCCAAGGTTTTGAAAAGACTAAGATACGTAATGGCAGTGTAGACCTTGCCATTACGAATGTGCCATTTGTCACCGGCTTGCACGTGAACGACACTACAGGCGACGGAGACCTGAGCCGCAAGTTTGGCGACATTCACGATTTCTGTATAGCCAAGAATATACGCAAACTAAGACCGGGCGGCATAGGTATCTTCATTACTTCCAACGGAACTCTTGACAAGAGCCAGAAGTTGCGTGACTGGATAGTCAGCGATGGAGACAGCGACGTTGTAGGCGCATTCCGCATGAACAACTCAACGTTTGGCGGAACGTCGGCAACGAGTGACATCATCGTTGTCAGGCGGCGCGTGAACGGCGAGAAGGTGCCTAATGCCATCGACGTAAGCAATATCGGAGTAGAGCGAGTAGCCAAGGTTAAGGCTATGGACCGCCAAGGCAACTATGAAGAGAAGCCTTACTCCATAGACTACAACCAATACTTCATAGACCACCCTGAGAATATGGGCGGCAAGATGTACCTTGCAGGGGAGAAGGACGACACATACCGACCGACCAGCAAGGGACTATTCCCCGTACCCGGTATCAGCCAGACGGAGCGTATGAAGGAATGGGTTAAGAAACTTGCTGAAAGCGCAAAGGAATGGAAGAAAGCCAGACCAGCACGCAAGACCCAGGGCAAGACCGAGGAAGAGCAGAAAGTATATGAAGCTCTTGGCGACGATGTTCACGAGGGCAGTATGCTTGTAGACAGCAAGGGCAACTTGTGTGTAGCCACATACGGCGAAGCCGTGCCTATCAAGGTGAACAAGAACAAGGTCAAAGGACATACCAAGATAGAGTGTTTCAACGCCTATTCACGCATGAAGGACGCAGTGAAAGCCGTGCTTGACTATCAGACCAAGCACGACGACAACGAAGGACTGGAGCCGCTTATCAAGAAGCTTAACCAGGCATACGACAGCTTTGTAGCCACATACGGGCACTTGAACAAGAACGTAGCTATAGCCTTCCTGAAGAGGGATATGGACTACTCTTCTATTGCCGCACTGGAGACCTTCAAGGACAGCAACGACAAGAACGGCAAACGTGTGACCACTTACGGCAAGACCGACATCTTTAAGCAGCGCGTGATCGAGAAGGAGACAGAGCCAAAGCCTACTAACATCAAGGACGGTGTAATCACTTCCATCTACCAGTACGGCAAGTTGGACTTGAACTATATCGCAGAGCAGCTTGGCAAGACCCCGGACGAAGTAAAGAAAGAAATCATCAGCAGCGGACTTGGTTTTGAAGACCCGGTTACCCGAGAGACACAAGTTAGCTATGAGTATCTCAGCGGCAATGTGAGGGAGAAGCTGCACCAGGCAGAGGAAGCCAACGAGGACGGGCAGTACAACAACAATATACAGGCATTGAAGAAGGTTATCCCGATGGACATACCTTCACACCTTATCGACTTCACTCTTGGCTCATCATGGCTTGACTCCACCCTTTACGACGAATACATCAAAGACCGCACGGGCATAGACGTGACGACCAGCAACGTCAATGGAACATGGGCGGCGAATGTGCCTAAGTACGGTTTGAACACAGAGAAAAACCGCACCTTTGGCGTGCATAGCAGCATGTTCAACACAGACGTGTACGGTACCGACCTTATCATTGCGGCGATGAAAAACAAGACCATCGGCGTGAGCCGTGTTGAGAAGCACGCCGACGGCAAAAGCGAGACCGTCACCGATAAGGACGCAACGACCATGTGCGCACAGCGCATCGAGGAAATCAGGGACGACTTCAAGGACTGGGCGCGTGGCAAGATGCAGAACGACCCCGACTTGGCTAAGAAATACGAGGAAAGGTACAACGAGCAGTTCAACAACTATGTACCCCGTGAGATCCCCGACAACTTCCTTCCCGAATACTTTGCCGGAGCCAACCATGCCATCCACCTCAGAGCGCACCAGGCAAAGGCGGCTATCCGCGCCACTATGCAGAATGTACTGTTTGCCCACGAGGTAGGCAGCGGAAAGACCTTCACCCTCATTACCACGGCGATGGAAATGCGCCGTTTGGGTACGGCAAAGAAACCGTTGATAGTTGTTCAGAACGCCACCGTAGGGCAGTTTGTAGCCTCAGCGAAATTCTTGTATCCTAATGCAAAGATACTCACCATCGACGATAAGGAACACGACGAGCAAGGGCGCAGGGCATTCTATGCCAAGGTGAAGTACAACGACTGGGATATGATTGTTATCCCTCAGAGCGTGTTAGAGAAGATACCAGACTCCGACGAACGGCAGCTGAAGTTTATTCAGGACAAAGTAGCCGAGAAAGAAGCCGTGCTTGCCCAGATGCAGAATTCTGACATGGACGATCCGTTTGTAACCCGTCGCGCTGAGAAAGAACTTGCAGATCTTCAAGACCAGATGCAGGAGATAACCCAGCACATGAACGAGCACAAGAAGGAGCGTGACAGCAAGAAAGCGGCAGTAGCCAGACAGAACGCAGCAGTCAAGGCACAGGAAATGCTCAACCGCAAGGTGGACGACGTAGAGAATTTTGACGATATGGGTATCGACGCATTCCTTGTTGATGAGGCCCACGAGTACAAGCACCTTGGCTTTGCCACAGCCATGCAGCGAGGCGTTAAAGGCATCGACCCGAGCTATTCAAAGAAATGCGCAGGAGTCTATTTGAAGTGCCAGAGCGTGATGGAGAAAAGCGGCGGCAAGAACGTAGTCTTTGCCACTGGTACACCTATCAGCAACACAGCCGCAGAGATATGGACGTTTATGAAGTATCTCATGCCGGAGGACAGAATGAAGTCGTATGGTATATACTATTTTGACGACTTTGTGAGAAACTTTGGTACGCTTAGCCAAATGCCGGAGTTCAACACGTCAGGGCAGTTTGTCGAGGTAAACCGTTTCAGAGGTTACTCCAACCTTCCAGAGCTTGTGCGTATATGGAGCGGTGTTGCCGACACCGTATTGTCAAGCGAAGTCGGCGACCTTAGCGCAAAGATACCAAAGATGAAATCCGGCAAGGCTATAGATGTCTATTTGCCTCAGAGCCGCAGCCTCAGATCCGTCATGAAGTACGTGAGGGAGCAGCTAAAGAAATTCAATGAAATGAGCGGCAAGGAGAAGCGAGCCAATTCCGCCATTCCATTGAAGATGTACAACATTGCCAAACAAGCCGCCGTAGACCCACGTCTTGTATCTTCCAACTCGCCTGATGAGCCGAACAGCAAGACCAATGCCGCCGTTAAGGAGACATTGAAGTCGCTTGATGAAAGCAAGGCATACAAAGGCACGATAGCCATCTTTGCCGACAACTACCAGAACAGCGACGGCAAGTTCAACCTATTCGACGACATCAAGACGAAACTTGTTGCAAAGGGCGTGCCTGAGAACGAGATAGTCATTATCCGTCCGAGCATGAAGGTGAATAAGAAAACGGAGATATTCGACAAACTGAATGCCGGAGAAGTACGTGTAGTGATGGGTACCACCTTCACCCTTGGCACGGGCGCAAACTTCCAGGAGCGACTTTACACACTTATCAACATCGACGCACCTAACCGCCCTATGGACTACACTCAGCGTTTAGGCCGTATCTTGCGTCAGGGCAATTTGCACCGTGAATGGGGCATACCCGTAAAGGTAATCCGTTTTGGTGTTGAGGACTCCTTGGACGTTACCGCCTACCAGCGACTAAAGACCAAGGGAGCCATAGCCGACAGTATCATGCACGGCAAGCAGCTCATGAAGAACTCAATGGAAAACCGCACCATCGAGGAAGAAGAGGACCAGTTTGGCGACACCGTAGCGCAGCTATCCGGCAGTCAGTATGCCATGCTTAAACAGGGCGCAGAACGTGAAGTCAAGAAATGGGAGAACAAGAAGAAGCAATGGGAAGCAGACCAGGTATATATCCATGCAGCCAAGCCACGACTGAAAGGACAGATAGAAGAAGCCCAGAAACGGGCGGACTATAATGCCAAAGGCTTGCAGTATCTTGAAGAGCACAAAGGCGACGGCACTATTGTCGCAGGAAAGCAGCGTTTCAAGAACGTTGAGGCTATGGGCGACTTCATTAAGAACTTCAACAAGACCGTTAAGGCCAATGAGGACGAAATGCGCAAGAGCCGTGACCAATCACCACGCGCCATCAGCGTCAACGTCTCCATCGACGGAGTGAACTTCAAGATCACCATGAGGCTTGATAGAGACATGATGAGCAACGGGCGCAGCCTCTTTGAGAAGATTTCACGAGACATGCGATATTATTGCCCACAGCTTACAGGAGACTGGGGTGTACCCGTGAAAGGCGACCTATTGCGCAATGCGTTGGAGGACATCACGCAGAACGTCATGACAGGTAATGACCTGAGAGAGCGCAAGAAGTCAGCCGAAAACGAAGTTACCCGGTTGAAAGGCGAACTGGAGCAGGTTGTTTCCCGTGAGGGCAAGCCATTCCAATATGGTGATAAGTTGGCGGACGCGCAAAAGAAGCTTGCCGACTTCACCGAGAAGATGAAGGCAGAGCTTGAAGAGAAGCAGAAGAAGTATGCAGCCATTGACGCAGAAGTAGAGGAAGTGACCCCGGACGACGTAAACACAGACGGAGGCGACACCGAGCAAAGCGAGGACGGCGATAAGGGTACTTTGTACCGTATGGCCGACGACGATGAGGCAGCCATGCTTGACAAAGAGCCGACAGTAAAGGTATATCGTGCGATGCAGCTCTTAGACGGTAAACTATATCCGCCGATGATGGCAGCCGTGAAAGGTAAGCTTGTAGAGCCGCGAGAGCTTGGACAATGGGAGGTAGCCGACGAACGCCCCGACATCATCACCCATACCAAGATGAACAAGAAAGGCGAGGAAATAGGCTATGTGAAGCTTGACAAAGGCAGCAAAACCAGCTTAGGCAAGCGAGGCACTCCTATTCCAGCCGCCTACAATCCTTATTGGCATACTTCACGCAGTCCACTCAACGACCAATTCAAGAGCGCATGGATAAGACCGAACATCGTCACGGTGGAAGTTGAGATACCAGAAAGCGAGCTTACAAGCGGATACAGGGCGAAGTATGCCAAAGACCCGGTAGGCGAGACTGACTGGCACAGCGGTAGCGTTACCAAGCAACTGACAGCTCAGGGACACGCACCGAGAAAGGTGATACTTTCAAGGTACGACAAACCCGTCAGGGTGCTGAGTGCAGCAGAGACGGCAGAACGCATCATCGACTATATCGGCGACTATGACGTTACCATTCCTGAGAACGTCGTCACTCCACAAGTGAGGGTGGAACTCGAAAAGCGAGGTATCAAGATAGGTGAGCCGGAAAAGGGCGTGAAGAAAACGGAGCAGATACGTGAAGCCATCGAAAGAGGGCTTAGCGTGAGCGACGACATGCTCAGAGACTCAGAGGTGTTTGAGGACGGCGAGAAATTGCCTATATACGTGCGTGAAGGCAACTATGGTGTAGAAGGTTTGAACAATGATTACCGCACCATTAGCGACCTTTTAGACGCTTTCAGAGACAAATATCCAAGCTATGTTGCCACGGTAGTAGACAATAGCGGTAAAGAGATAGACCCTTACGAAGACAACCGTTACATATTAGACCATTGGATTGATGGTATCAACATACAGGTAGAGCCGTGGAAGAAATACCTCAAAGAAGGGGAAGCCGTTGCAAAGCCACAGCCTACCCAACAGGGAAGTGATAAGGAAGCCTATATCGCCAGAAAGACCAGGAACGCACAGACAGCCGTAAAGCACTGGGCGGACAAACTGAACCTTGGCGATAAGGTAACCGTGCTTACCAGTACCGACGGGCTGCAGGACAATAAAGCCAGGGCAAAGGGTTGGTATGTACCCAAGGACGACAAGATAACCATCGTATTGCCTAACCATACGAATGTAGGCGACGTGATCCGTACGTTGCTGCATGAGGGCGTGGCGCACTATGGACTTAGAAAACTCTTTGGCAAGCATTTCGACACCTTCCTTGACAACGTTTACAACAATTCCAACTATGACGTGAAGTCACGCATCAGACGTTTGGAAGAGAAGTACAACGGCGACAAACGCAAAGCGACCGAGGAATACCTTGCAGGACTATCCGAGGACACAGATTTCGAGCATACCGTAAACAGCAGTTGGTGGAGCAGGATAAAGAACTTGTTCCTTGACATGCTTGCCAAGGTAGGCTTGAAGCTGAGGCACGCACTCACCGACAGCGACCTTAGATACGTGCTTTGGCGGAGCTATGAGAACATGAAACACCCCGGCGAGAAGCGCACTCCTGGAGACGGACACCTTGACGACCCTATTGAAGAGATAGAGGGCGAAAAGGAGCCTGAGAGATCCGTAGAGAAGCCGAAAGCAGTACGGCATGAGCCGGTTGTGCCTAAGCCACGAGTAGCAGCCGAGAAGCAAGACATAGCGAGCAAGATAAAGGAGATAAAGGCAGCCAACGGCAACCCTCTTGTGCTCATCAATGGAGGAGGCTACTTTAGCGCATACGGCAAGGACGCAGAGACGGTGGCAAAACTCTTTGGTACGGAGCTAATACGGCAGGGCGGCAAGAAAGACGGTTTAGCCCTGACATCCATCATGAGTGACGACCTTGACAGAGTATTGCCACGGCTCATCAGAGCCGGACACCGTGTAGCGGTAGCCGACGAAAGAGACATTTTTGCAGGAGAGCCTGGCAATGATGAAGCGATTGTTTTTGATAAGGACGACATCTACAGCGGCGATAGCATGAACAGGCGCGGCGCGGCAACCCGTGAGCATACCGAACAGGAAAAAGAGGACATGCGCAACGCAGCCGAGGAACTTGGCGAGACATTGGGCGGTGTAACCGTCACGATGGAACACAACGGCAAGGACGGCATTAAAGGCAGCTACAACACAGGCGACGGCACCGTACATGTCAACCTTGACGAAGCCGACGGCATAGAGGACATAGAAGCCACCGTAGCACACGAGGTATTGGGACACGAAGGTTTGAAGGCACTCTTTGGCAGTAACAAGGGTGTAGACAAATTCGGGCAGTTTATCTATGACAGTGCCAGCAAGAAGCTGAGAAGAGCCATTGTAGAAAAAGCCGCCGAGGAAGGTTACGAATGGACAGACCCGCAGCGTTTCACCAAGGCAGCGCAGGAAGTGTTTGCCGATATAGCGTCGGACGGCCCGGCCAACGCAGACGAATTCAGTCTGTGGCGCAAGGTAAAGCACTATGTGATCCGAGCATTGAAGGCACTGGGCATACGCATCAGAGGATTGGTGAACGATCACGACCTGAGATACTATGTGCTGAAAACAGGCAAGGCTGTGAAGAAATGGCGTACTATGGACGCTGAGGCGCAACAGGAAGCCGCCGAGCCCGGACGCATCATGTACAGCCGCCGAGGGAAGCCACGCAAGAAGAAGGACGAAACTATGGCACAGTATATCAACCGACTCCGCAACTATGAGCAGTGGAAGCAAGCCGAGGAAAAAGCCAAGGCAGCCAACGACCCATTGCCGGAGAAGGCTGACTATGACCAGAAGGCGCAGGACGAATACAACAAGGCCATGGACGACTGGAGAAAAGCCAACAACATCAATCCGGGCGACGCAGAGCCAAACGAATTCCCCAAGCGCAAGGACGGTGAGAGCCCACAGGACTATGCCATCAGGGTAGCCGACTATGAGACTCAGAGCGACATTTGGAAGAGCGCGCCTAACGTCTTTGACTACATGAAGAAGGCGCAGGACGAATACCATGCAGCATACGAGGCATGGAAAACACGCTATGACTTGCAGGAAATGGAGAATGTAGACGAAAGACTATATTCAGGCGAGCCCATACCAGGCACGCAGCCACAAACTGATGAGCAGCACTATGACCATTTGGAGGTGGAGCATGCCGTCGAGCGAGACGCTGAGCGTGAGCTTGGCGACGCTGTAGGTATGGACCTTAGCGCAGACGGGGCCCGACACCATGCAAAGCTTGCAGTGATAGAGCGACGAAAGAACTTGGAGAGTGCGAGTGCGGAGGATGCCATCTTCATCCACAACCTCTGCAAGGACATCGACGCACTTGCCAAGAAGAAAGGCATGAAACCGGCTGAGTTGCGCGAAAAGCTCATTGATGTGATTGAGTCGCCCGTGGCTCAGCAAGACGCAGAGAAAGAGGTTGACAAATGGGTGGATGTTCTGAACAACATGCGTGCATTCCAAGATGCCCATGCAGCCATCACGTCAGACGGTGTGAAAGCAGTCATGCCAGAGCTTAACGCTTTGTCGCATCTGTATGTGAAATACGGTGTGAAGCCAAGTACCTATGAGCAACGCAAGGAGATACACGATGCTGCGAAGGCACTGGCCGACAAATTCAATGACTATTACAAGGACACTACAGGGTATAATCAGCTCTTCGGTGATGACATCATGCAGGTTGGCAAGTATATCGTGAAAATGTCTAACGCAGCTTATGCAGCCGCAGCCGCGAGCAAGCTTGGCGAAGATCCTGATGTTAAGGCCATTGTTGACCGCATCCACGACTGGTATGACAACTTCTACCATGTCATCGAGGACGCCGGGTTGCGAGGCGACGCAGGCTATGTAGAGAATGGGTATATCAACCACATTTGGGACAAGGAGAAGAGTGACGCGGGTGCTTGGGAGAAGTATATCGAGAACTATCAGCGCACGAAGAGTGCCAACATGCGCCACAGAACCATCAGCACGTATGCAGACGGCATTGAGGTAGGTCTTGTACCTAAGTTCAACGACGTGGCTCAGATTATGAGTTACTACAGCCGTCAAAACAATGAAGCCATCGCAAACAAGAAGTTCCTTGACGACCTAAGTTTCCTTACTGTCTCAGAACTTAATAAAGACGGCGAGGTAGTGCGTACATTGCCTGTTCTTAACTCTCACCACCCGAGCCGCTTTGACGAAGAGAAATACAAGATGTACCATGTTCCCGGCGTTGGAGATGTGTGGGTATTGAAGGAAGTGAGCCGCCGTTTCAGCAGCATCTTCGGCACTATGCGCACGCAAGACATTCCTGACTGGCTGAGCAAATTAGGCAAGGGATATGACTTGCTGGGCAGCACTATGAAGAAGATACAACTTAGCATCAGCGGTTTCCACATGGGTGCCCTGAGCGAGGTCGCTCTTGCCCAGATGCGTCCTGACAGAGGTATGAAAGCCATCTTTAAGTACATACTTCTTGATAGTATCAGAAATCACGGTGAAATCCCCGCTTATGCTCATCCAGAGGACTTCAAGTTAGCCGCCAGCCACCTTGTTCAGCTTGGCGCTACGCAGGACTACGCAGCCTCAGACGTTAACATGATCACCGAGAGGTTCAGAAATTATGTGAGAGGTTTGCGCAAAGATGAGGCTTTTGTCAAACAGGCAGCAGGTGGAGCATTGACACCACTTGCTGTTGCCCTTGACTTTATCAACAAAGGTATGGACAAGTTGCTGTGGAACTACCTCCATGACGGTTTGAAGATTGCCTGCTTCAAGCAGTTTGCCGAACAGATAGACCGGCGTGTGGAAAAAGAAGGTCTTACGTCATCTCAGCGTGATCGCCTTTTGGACGAGGCCGGTCAGTATGTCAACGACACGTTTGGCGGTCAGTACTGGGAGCTACTCAACGTGAGCCCGGCAGCACTCAAGTGGATGCGCAGGGCATTGCTCAGCCCCGACTGGTTTATTTCTACTCAGCGACACTTCTTTGCCAACTTTGGCTTTGGCAGCCTTTATGATACAAGGAGTTTTGGGGAATATGTGAAAGAGAGCCTGAGACTAAAGAGAGCCGCTGCACAGCAGCGGCCTACGGAACCCAGCGCGGCTGAGGCTAATGAAGACGACGGGGATATATACCGAAAGTTCAGGAGCAAGGAGGCACGTCTTTGCTATGTGCTTGGCGTGTGCGTGTTCTTCTACTCGATGATGAATGGGTTGAACGCTGTGATGAGAGCCAGAGACGAGGAAAAGGAGAAGGAGAAGGCAGATGAGGTACGTAAGACCAACCCCGACTACAAGAGCCCGTACGAACTCGCCTATCCAGACGGCATGAAATGGTACGACTACACCATGCTTGGCAACTCGCTGGGCCAGCAGACCCACCTGTTCCTTGGACGGTACGAGGACGGTACGGAAATGTATGTCAGATGGGGTAAGCAGTTCAGGGAATTCCCGGAGATGTTTATCGGAAGGAAAGGACTTGACTTCCCTGCCCCGATGATCCAAAGAATGATGGGCAAGGCCAATCCCGTAATAGGACTTGTCAGAGACAATCTTGGCGCATTAGGCATTTGGGGATTTGAGAACTCCAGCGACATAGAAGAGATACAAGCAAAATACGGCACGCAGATAGGGTTGTTGGCAATGAACGCCCGCCACTTCCTACCATTCTCCTTGCCTACCCAGTCGGAGAAGGAGTTTAAGATGATAGACTTGTTCATGCCGTCACAGAAAGGTTTTACGAGATACAAGACCGTAGACTTCTTCAAAGACTTCATCAAAGCCGGAGACATGGAAGGCGTGACGCGCACCTACAAGGCAGCAACGATGAACGGTATCGATGCAGAGAAATGTCTACAAGCCGCCATTACGACTTTGAAGGCCGAGCAGCGTGATGAGATGTCAGATGGCATCACGGATCTGAATCAGGCCGTGAAGCGTTATGACGCAGCGAAGACGCTGAAGGAGAAGAAGGTGTTGAAGAACAAGCTCACCAAGTATCTTGCCGCCGAGAGTTATAAGGCGTTTACCCGTGATGAAGCCATGCAGATGATAGAGGACTACATGAACGGCGACAACATAGCAGAGAAAGACAACGACCGTTATATAGAACTCAGCAACTCAGGCGACATCAGGGCAGACTACAGGCTGAGTGCCATCAGCAAGCAGGCTAAGAAGTTTGTGGGACAGATTAAGGATGCACAGACCAATGGCGACGCAGCTACTGCTGAGAAGCTTGGTGAACGCTACCATTCCTGGGTGGAGATAAACACCATCATCAACCGTGAGCGCAGAGCCGTGAACAAGCTAAAGAAAGAGCTTGGCAAGGGCAATGATAAAGACGTGATGAGGGAAATAAGAGAAATAAGGAAGCAAGCACAGCAGCTTGTGGACGATGTTCCGGCACCTAAATAAAGAAAGGGCGGTACTTCACAGTACCGCCCTTTTCATTGTTCTAACATTTAAACTTGTGGTTAATTAATCAATTTAAATCCATTTTAAAGTAATGACGAGAAAGAAAGTTTACCCGATGGTAACTCCTGAGTTTAATCCGATCCGACGGTTTGTGCCTTGTTGGACTTTGTAGCCCACTTAACATAATCTTTCCAGTTGTCGTCCATGCGCTGTTGCGGTGTAAGCGTGGGTTGCTCAGTACCGTAGAGTTTGTCGGTAATGTCGGAGAGGACGCTTGACCACGAATAGCGCAGAATGATGAAGCCTTTATCCTTTGGCAGGACACAAGCGTCGAACTTAGGTTTTTTGCCATCTTCCGGCTTATCGTCGGGCGTGATGAGCGCCTTGTATGGAACACTGTTATCCTTTAGAAACTTTGCCGCAACGTCCTTGGACGTTTCGTCGAGGAAGATGTAGACATCAATCTTATTCTTGGAGAGCGTAGTAAGAGCCTCCTTAGCCTGGTCAACGAGATTGCGCTGACCGTCAGAAGTTGTAAAGACACAACTTTCGGCAACCTTAACTTTCTTAGGCATGTTGAAATAATTTTTGCTGTAAAGTTATGTAAAGCCTTAGTGAAGCAAGTCATAAAATCTACAATTTATGACAGAGAGGAAGAGAAGGCTATTTAACTTTGGAAACAAAAAGGATAACGACGATGAGAAACGACATAAGGAACGTAGCCAGCGGCGAGCAGGAGAAGGGCGGCAACACCCTGAAAGGCTATAACCACACCCGTTTTAATAACGACTACCGTTATACGAACATGGTGAGGGAAGCCGCATTCTACTATGACAACATGCGAGGCTTGCGCGACAAATGGCGCAGGGACATCGACTACTACATGGGTCGGCAGCTTAGCGACACCGTAGTTTACAACGGCAGGACAATGACCGTACACGACTACATGGAGCTAAAGGGCATGGCAGCACTGAGCAACGACATCATCAGTGACAAGATGATCACGATGAAGGGTGTCGTTAGGCAGCAGTACATGTCGCCTACCATCAAGAGCGTGGACGCAGGAGAGAGCAGCTATGCAAACCTCTTCAACGAGATGCTGAGGCAGAACGACAATAACAACGACAAAAGCGAGCATTGCGCCGACCAGTTTGAGGGTCATATCAGCCTTGGCTTTATCTGTGACAAAGTGAAATGGGCATTCCGTCAAGGCAGGGAGGACGTGTTTATAGATGCTGTAGATCCGTTCAAGTTGGCTGTCCCGGTATGGGAGAAGAAAGACCTTAGTGACGTGGAGTTTATCGCCGAGGCGCACGACCTGACCTGGCCGCAGTTGTTGAAGCAGTTCTTTAGAGAGCCGGGCGACGAAGTGAAGATTTCTCAGATATACACGGCAGCGATACAAAACCAGCCTATACAGGGCAGGAACGACACGGGCATGAACCAGAAGGACACGACGGACGGTTTTTTGTACCCGGACACATACGGCAAGTACCGCTATTTGGAGATATGGACCAAGGAATACAACTATGCGCTATGGTGCCATGACAGACTGAACGCCACGGCAGGTTTCCGTCCGTTGTCAGACCAATCCGCCATCGACGCAGAGAACGAGCAGAGGAAGAAAGACAACATCGTCGTAGATGAGAACGGCGCACCCATGCTTGACGAAGAGGGCAACGTGCAATACTATGTAGACCCGTCGGAGGTGCAGCTGATAGAATATACCAAACAGATAGACGAACTATGGTATTACCGTTGTCTGAGCCCTAACGGTTACCTACTTGATGAAGGGCTAAGCCCTTACAAGGTACTGAGAGATGGTTTCTCATTCTATTACCACCCGTATGTGTTCCTTGCATACGGTTTCCTGAACGAGGTAAGGAGCTTTGAGGACAGGCTTATTGACAAACAGCGGCAATTCAACCATGATTGCATCATGACTGACTTTATCCTGATGAACTCAGCCAAGAACGCTATGGCCATCGACGTAGAGAGCCTTAGCGACATGCAGAGTTGGGAAGAAATGGCAGACCAGTATATCAAGGTTGGCGGCGTGTTGCTGTACACATCTAAGAAAGGCGGCAATCCGCCACAAGCCATTGCCAACAAGAGTCTCCCGGCAGGACTGGAGCTTATCACGCAGCGAGACAAAGAACTTATCACGCAGCAGAGTGGCGTGCAGCCAGCCTTGCAAGGCGTACATGCTAACACATCAGGCAAGCAGTACCAGATAGAGCGCGACCAGAGTACAACCACCATCACCGACTATGTGAGTGCCTACAACAACTTCCAGTTGAGGGTAGCGAAGAAACAGATGTGGACGATGCAGTGGCACTATACGAGCCATCGCAGCGTGCTCATCACAGGCGAGGACATCGTGCAGTATTACAACCCCGAGACGATGCAGGACATCGACTTTGACCTTGCACTGACATTGGACTCCAACAGCGCTGTGATACGAGAGCAGCTTAAAGACCTCGTGTTCCAGGCCTATCAAAGAGACGAGTTGGAGTTTGGCCAGATACTCGACTTAGCCGACTTTGGTGATACCGCCAAGGTAAAGAGGGCATGGGAAGATTACAAGGCAAGGAAGCAAGCCGCAGCCCAGGCACAACAGGCAGCCGCAGCCACCGGGCAAGTACCGCCACAAACGGCAGCACAGAGCCCGGCAGTGCAGCAGCGGCTACAGCGTCAGAACGGAGCTACTCACCTTCTGAGCGCACAGGATGCCGCAGGCGGTACCCTTGCAGGTACGAGCGGCATTTCTTCATAGGAGTAGAGAGATTGCAGAGATAGTAATCAATCCACATCTTTAGCTTTTCGGCTTTCAAATGGGGAATGTCCTCAACGGACTTTGCACCCCATTTGGAGGCCGTGTAGTAATATGACTTCTCCTTCATGTCGTCTACATTCTTAGGAAGGTTTTTGCCGCGCACCTTACCCATCATACGCAGTCGGCGCATAGCAGGTTTGAGTTTTTTGTTGTCCTCATACGTCATAGGCGACCAGACCATGTGCTTAGCGTCGAAGAAGAGATAGACACGCGGTGAGTCTATTTCCTTATACATCTTATTGCATTGGCGCACACCGTCGCGCCATTCATGGACGGCACGAGCCTTCTCTATGCGAAGGCAGAGAGGATAATAAAGCCTGAACAGGCGATCGAGAATTTTTGTTTTTACTTGTTGCTTCATTTCTTATAGACATTATAGAGATTATAGATGCTATAGAGATTATAGATGCTATAGAGATTATAGATGGTATAGAGAGGGCTATATACCGACGAGCTCCGGGGCGCGGGGACGACGGCGAAGGAGGCGCTCACGTTCAACCTCGGCCTTTGTCTTTCGCTCAACAATCTTTGGCGGGTCCATTTCCTTATCGACCCATAAGACAATGGCACGAGCCATGACACGGTCGTCGTGTTTCCCCGGAACATTGCCGTACTTGCCATCAGGGTATTGCATGTAGTAGCTATACTCGTTGAGAGCCTCCGGTTCCCGCTCAATGTAGCCATCAGTGCGAAGGACGGAACGCAGGTTCTGAATGATGGAGACCTTTGTAGAAGGGTTGGTGTTGAATCCCCACTTGACTTCTTTCTGTTTGTGCTTCAATAATTTGGACTGATTGGAGCTGTAGAGGTTGTCGTAAAGTTCGACAAGGATAGGGAAAAAGAGCTGAGAGACATCTCCGTCGGTATCGTTCATCTTGGAATAGGCCGTGTTGTTCTCGACGGCCAGATAAGCATTGTTGTAGAAAGCGGAGATTTGCGCGCACTTCATTGCCAGCTGGTCCGGGTTGCAGTGTCCGTGCCACTCAGCGACCACTACAGGCACGCCACCAAACATCTTATCGTAACGGTCAATGACAACGATGTCGGACCAGTCTGAAGTCTTGTGCGAGCCACCAATATCACACGCCACGAGGTAACGGTTGCGCACCTCTTCTGACTCATCAGGCATTTCCCAAACCTTGAGGAAGCCACCACCCTGTTGCACCAGGTGAATATCATCCATGCACTCCTTCCTCTCAGGCGATGTTGATGCTCCTTCAATGTCACCGATGAAAATGGGCTGTTGCTCAGTGTAGGGTGTTTGCCGTTCAATCTGATACAGGTCAAAGACAGCCTTGCCGCTGTACTTGAAAGCCTCAATATCGTCGGAGGGGAATTCCTGCTGCATGTCGTCGAGATTGGGATAGCCATCAAACGACTTAGCCTTTTCGATGTACCAGCGTATGCCTTCCAGTGACGCGCCCTTTTGCCAAAGCCACCAATAGTATTTGCCGTTGTTCTTTTCGTCGAAGCGGTTGCGGTAGAGTTCAATGATGAAGTCGGCGCGCTCATCCTCAGACTTAAACGGCGTGACGTAGGTTTCTATTTCGAACCACGCCACGAAGCACGGTACGAAGCGAGACACCTTATTTCCATTCTCATCAACCTGCTTGGCCCGTATCCATTCGTCGTGAAACTCATTCTCACGACCGTTAGGCGTGGACTCACGGACGACGAAGTTGAACGGTTTAAGCATGATAGGCGACAGCACGGACTTGACGACCTTAGCCGGAGTCCATTTCTCAGTATCAGGGAAGAAAGCCTCCTCAGTGATGTGCGCCATAGCCACATCATCAGAACGAGCTGCCTCCGGGTTGAGCGCGGAACCCGTCTGTATCTTACATGCACGAGGCACAAGATACTTGATGTTGGGGTTCTTGGAGTCGTTTTTCAGTTTCTTTACATCATCCGGATATTCCTTTCCCGTGGGATAGAAGAGCCAGAGCGGTATGGCGTTGATAAGACGTTCGTACATGTTGAACACCGTGATGGACGATGTTGACTGGTGACCGACGATGGAACAGTTCCAAGAAATCTTCCAGAAGATTTGGATCCATACCATGTATATGTCGGTGAGTGTGGAGCCACCCCACTGCCGGCATTTGAGGAGAATGACGTAGATAGGTTCCCCAGCAAGGCGCATCTTCTCAAAGACCTTGCAGACCTTGATCTGAGCCGGGCGCAGTTTGAAAGGAATGTCCTTTCCACCCTCTTTGTTCTTGATACGGGCATAGGCAAAGGCGAAAAAATAGAAATCGTGCTTACAACGCAGACGGCAGAAGCGACGCACGACCGCCTCACGAGCCGCTCGGAGGTTATAACCCTGCATGTAGGAGGTGATGTAAGCGTCGACAGAGCCGCATTTAACGAGCATGCGTATAAAGCGCGACTTCAACATTTCAACAGGTAGATATAATGTCTGACCGCCGAGAATGTCGCCAATGACACAAGAGAAACGTACACCAGGCGCGTTTTCGCCCGTCATAGGATTGTAGGAGTCCATAAGGACGGCAAGCCGCCGTTCGTCCTCCATGGCAATCTCCCTTGCGAGCTTCTCAGGGATAGTGTCTTGTTTGCGTATGGTAGTCGTCTCAGCCATTCATGTAATTGTTAATGCGTTTGAAGAAACATTCCACGGGATAATAGAGGAAACCAAGCAAGAACATGACAATATGATAGAGCCCGGCAAAACCCGGAAGAAAGCAAGAGCCAACGAGCAATGCAAGGGTGAGGAACATACCAAGACGATTTTTGCTGTATAGGTAACGGGCGGCAAAGCCCAAGAAAAAGCATACGACAACCGACAGACCCAGGACAGGCAGCTTACTCAGCGGAAGAAACGACACAAGGACGGAGAGGACGTAAGCCACGATGAGGCGAGACGTACGGAAGAGGTTATGGAACACAAGCAGAGACCAAGAGTTGCAGAGCCAGTGAATGATGGAGGCATGGGAAAAAATATATAGCATGTGCCTATAGAGGGGAGAAACGGGCAGACATGCAAAACTTCCCTTGAGGAGGATAAGTGGAAGGATAAGGAGGGAGAAAAGGAATGTTATATAGAGACTTTTCATTTGTTGAGACGTGATATTTTTCGTTGGATAATGCGAGGTTCGAGACCTACACAAGGCGCAGGACGAGCCAGCGCACGCCACACGCAGTTTTGCAAGCCTATTTCAGGCGAGGACTCATAGACCGCCACAAACTCAGACCAGAACGCTTCATAGAGCCTTTGCCGATACGTCGTGCGGAACGTCTTTACAATGCCGTGCAGATGTCGCTTGCGCACATAGTCGAGTGCAGCATCATCGGCAATGCAGAAATAAGGAGTCGGCAGCGAGGCGGCAATGTAACACAACTGTTGCATCGTCGTAGGCCATGAAGCCAGATTGCGAGCTTTCCGGAGTAGCATAGGCAGAATGACCGCATCACGTTTCAGGTATGTTTGGGATATGGAGCCCTTGTGTTTCATATAACAAATACACTTCGCAAAATTATAAAATATATTTTATAATCCGTTGTAAAAGAGTGAAATTTAAACGTCAATGGCTCAGGTAATTTTTGAAAAGTCGGTTAGGTTTTACTTTTTATGGCTTTTACAGTCGTAACATCGTTTAACTTTGGGGGAAATTAAAAACAAAAATCAGGAAAATGGCAAATCCACAGACAACCCCCAAAGGCGGCGACGCAGCCAAGAAACCCACCGGCAGGGAGCGACTTGCAGCACGTTTCAGCAAGAGCAACCCAGACTTCAACCAAGACGACGATGAGGCTATCTATGGTGCCGCCGCCGACCAGCTTGATAAAGACGACGAAGCCGCAGCCCAGCGCAAGCGTTTCAACGACATCATCAGCAAGAGCGACATTGCACCAGAGATGATGGCAGGACTACTTAGCGGCAAGAACGCCGACGGCACACCTTTCGACTTGGAGGACTACCTTTTCACCAAGCACATGGACTTCTTCAACGACTACTTAGAGGATAAGGACGGCGCAAAGGAGAAGCTTGCAGCGAGAAAGGCGCAGCGTCAGAAGGAGAAGGAAGACGATGAAAAGTTTAAAGCCGGACTCGACGACCGCATCAAGAAAGAGGACGCAGAGCTTGACAAAGCGTTGAAGGAAAGCGGATACAAAGAAAACCAGGTGAAAGACCTGATAGACTGGATATACGATGCTGACAACGGCTTTGTGGCCCGTGCGAGCCGCTTTGAGTTGAAGAAAGACGACTTTATCCGGCTGTTCCACATCAAAGACTGGGACGTGAAGATGAAGGAGAGCGAGGACAGGGGCTATAAGCGCGGCAAGAATGAGCGTATAGACATGTTCGCCCACAAGCAGGAGCGCAGACGCAACCTTCCACCCGACCAGGGTGGCGGCGGCGGCAAGCCAAAGAGCGGCGATAAGGAAGACCCGACGCTTGCGGCCCTTGACAGGATGGGCAACGCATACACGATGTAGGATGGACAGAAAAGACCGATATTTCCGGATTAACGGCAGCGGTGAGAAAACCGTCCACGGCAAGCTTGAAGGCGGCGGCAAACTCGTAAGAGGGTTGCACTCGAGAACAAGCACGGATGACGTTATCTATGACCCATACTGGTACGAGCATTAGGGCTGCAACAATGTTGCAGCACACACAACCCTAACAAACAGGATAGCAATAACAACATAATTTAAACAAAGCAGACAGATGAAACATTTCAGACAATGGTTAGGATTTTTGGTAGCAGCGTTTACCATGATCCTCAGCGGCGGCGGTGCATACGCAATGGCAGACGACCCCGCCATTCAAGACCCTATCGGGAACATTGACGGTCCGGGCGCAGGTGTAGGCGGAGCCAACACACGCACCCAGAGCCAGGAGCACATGGAGGGCGAGTTGAAAGACTTCAACTACTACGTTAAGCAGATCAACCGACGTATCTGTGAAATGAAGTTGGAGAGTTGCCCTATCGATCAGATATTGCGCTCAGCGAGCCGTACCAACCAGAGTACGGACTTGGTGGTACACTACTACCAGATAGGTCAGCGACCCATCAAGACCACTCTCAACGAAGCCATCGAAGCCACAACAGACGGCAGCGCACACGCCATCAAGCCGCTTAACCCGGTAGTGTTCGACTCAATGGACACAATTCTCTTCCCTAACGTGATGGGCTACAAGGCAGACGGTGTGACCCGTGACACCTTAGTACCGCTTATGGTGCGTGTAGTGGCTCAGGACACATCAGAGAACCCGGTAGTCATTGCCGTGAACGGCAAGAAGAACGACACCCGTGGCAACCGTTGGGACTTGCCGGAGATAAAGAAGGGCGAGCTTATGCTGCGCCTTGGCCGTGCGGCAGGCGAAATGGAGGTTGAGACCGCCAGCTACTACCAGCTACCAGACCCAAGTCAGCAGTATTGCCAGCGTTTTATCATGCAGGTCGAGGAGAGTATCATCGAGCGCATGTCGAAGAAAGCCGTAGACTGGGACTTCTCCAAGCAGGAGCGCATTGCGATGGACGATATGCGCGGCGGCATGGAGCGCAGCGGACTGTTCGGTGTACAGGCTATCACCCGTTACGGCAAGAACGGTAACGTCTACACTACAGGCGGTATCTACTGGATAGCAGGCAAGGACATTCAGCTTGGCCACTGGGCACCAAAGATGGAGAAGGGCGAGGACGGCACTTCCAAGCAGGTGACCGTAAAGGTTGATGCCGGCAAGGGCGATGGCAGCACCGTAGAGAAGAAGGTTTGGGAGTACATCATCTCAGAGAAGGAGCTGACAAACTTTGTGAACCTTGCCATCCAGGACGCAGGTAACGGCAGCCGCACAAAGCTGTTGTTCGTCGACAACCTCATTTACCAGGCACTGAGCAACCTGAAGAGCAACCGCCGACTTATCATGCAGACGGAGCAGAACTACCAGAACTGGGGTTTGGACTTTGAGAGCTTCAGTTCGATGGGTACCAAGATTATGATTTATCGTCACGACGCATTCAACTATATGGGCTATAACGGTTGTGCCTTCCTACTCGATCCGCGATACTTGGAGAAATGGGTATTCGGCAACTGGCAGCGCAAGGAGTACAACCTTAAAGACCTCTTTATCCGTAACTCCAACGCAGTTGTTATGGAAGAGTTCAGTTGCTGGACACTTTACTTCCCTAACGCCCACGCACGTGTACACCGTCCAGACTTTGACAAGGACGGCGTGACCGACGAGTTACAGGCAGCATAAACAAACATCCTCCTTTCATCGGCGAGCCCCGTCCCACAAGGGAAACCAAGCGGGCCGGGGCTCATTTTTATGTTGCTGCAACACCGTTGCAGCTTACAAGATCTAAGAGACGGTGAGGGGGGTAAACTAAAAACGATGAAAGAATGGAAGTATTCGAATTCGCCTCAGAGAGGCAGTACATATTCAAGGTAGAGATAGACAACATACCGAGGCTTGTAGCCTTTGGCGACCCTTACCAAGGCAGTTCAAGCATGTTTCAGACCACAGACAGAAAGGTAGCCGAGGCAATCAGGTGCACGTCGATGTTCAGGCGCGGAGCCATCAAAGAGACCACCAAGCCGGAAGAGAAGAAAGCCAAGAGCAGTACCCAAACCAAGGCGGCAAAAGCAGCCGAAGAGAAGCCCAAGCAGCCGAAGATGGAGGAAAGGGTATTTACAAACATCACACAGGCCAAGGACTGGGTAAGCAAGGAATACAAGATACCCAAGAACCAGCTAAAGAAGCCAGAAAGCGTAGTGGCAGAGGCAAAGAAGCACAAGGTAAAACTCATAATAAAAGCTATTGAGGCATGAAACTAAAGGTTGCTGACATGTTGGACAGGCTGCACGTCATCATCGACGACGTGAAGCGCACGGACGGAGAGGACGACTTCTCCGAGGACAAAGACACGGAGCTAAGGGAAGCACTGTTGACAGGCGCGGAGCAGGTGACAGGCGCAGCCCCCAGGAGCGTGCTTGTGCCTAAGCCCGTAGCGTCAGGACTTTCCATCGACGGCGACTATGACTATGACGCAGCGCAGACAGAGTACGTGGACGGACGCGGCGCTGTGATGATCCCAGACGACTGGCTGAGGCTGTACGAACTGAAACTAAGGTCGTGGACAGGAACGGTAACATCGCTCATGGACGCAGAGAGCGACGAGGCAAAGATGCAAGCGAGCCGATGGAGCCGCGGCACCCCCCAGAAGCCAAAAGCCATGCTTGGCTATGACGATGAAGGACGACGGGCGGTGGTGTACTGGACGGCAGGACGCTATGCCAAAAACGGCACGGCACTCGACAGCGTTTACGACCACAAGATAGACAAATTTCTCTATGTACCCAAGCCGGAGCTTGAGACCGAGACAACGACGGCAACCAAGGACGACGGCAAGACGGAGGACGTGAACACGGAATACCTGAACGTGCCATTGACGGAGGCTTGCGAGAAAGCCGTGCTATACCGGGCTGCAGGAGTATTCATGGAAGCCAAGAAGGAGAGCACGCTTGCAGAGAAATTTTACGCATTAGGGCAACTATAGGAAGCTGCAATAGTGTTGGAGCTTACACAACCATAGAGCCGTGGCAGAGCCACGGCATACGCAACAGAGCAACAAACAGAGCAAAACAGGATAACGATAATGGCTGACACATCGACGATAGACAGAACTTCAACCCACTACAAGGGCAAATTTGCCACCATCTACGAGGTGAACAGGAAATATCCCAACGGAGGCGCAGAAGGCGACTATGTTGAGATAGACGGTTGGGCGCACTACTGGAACGCAGACCGCGGCACATGGACGGTGAACGCAGAGCGTGACACCTACTGGGATGAGAAGTGGAGCGGCATGTCGGAGATGGTCAAGACCCTTCAAGACGACCTTGAAACGGAGACGAAAAACCGCACCGAGGCAGATACCGCCTTGGAAGGGAAAATCAATGCTGAGGCTACAGCCCGCGAGACCGCCGACACCAACGAGGCAAGTGCACGGGAAGCAGCTGACACAGCACTTGGCAAGCGCATTGACGATGAAGCCAGTGCCAGGCAGACAGCCGACAACACAGAAGCAGAAGCACGAAAAGCTGGAGACACCGACCTTGGCAACAAGATAACAGCCGAGGGAACAGCGAGGGCGGCAGCAGACACCCAGCTTGAAGGAAAGATAAACACTGAGGTAGCGAGCCTCCAGAGCGAGGACGCAGACCTCCTTGCCAAGATAAACGCTGAGGCAGCGAGCCGCGGCGACGCTGACACGACGCACGACGCACGACTGTTGGCACTGGAACAGTCGGAATGGCCGCTACAGCTTACACTGACAGCAACACCAGAGCTATTGGAATATACCGGGGAAGCCCAGACGGTAACACTTGGTTGGACGGTGAAGCGCAGGGACGCCAACGTTACGCCGACCGCACTGAGCCTGAGAGTTGGCGGACAGGCAATGCAGGTGATAGAGGGCGCAAAGACGGCGACCATCAGCGTGAACGCAGAGGGCAGCACGTCCATCACACTGCATGTAGAGGCTGAGGGTATGACCGATGAAACGACAAAGACAGTGACGATGGTAAAGGCTATGTATTTCGGTTTTGCGGCAGCTGAGGCTGCAACAGACCTTGACATAAAAGCACTTGGCAAACAACCTATAAAGATTACTCCGAGCGGCAACTACATCATCAGCAACGCAGCGGACGGAAACTACTTGTGGTTGTGCGTACCTGATACGATGAACATCAGTAAGGTGACATCTGGAGGCTTTGATGTACCGATGGAAGCCGTAGAGACGACGGACGGTTACAAGTGTTACAGGTCGAGCAACGCCATTATAACGGGAACATATAACTACCAGATAGCATGAAACTCAACAACGCGATAAACATATTCGGCATACTGAAAGCCATGACCGTAGACGGTATCCTGGCACTCGCCCAGCAGATATGGGACGAGCGCGAGGGTATGCGCCAGACGGACATCAACGAACGCACGATAGTGAGGGACGCAGAGGGCGGCGTGCATCAAACCCCGTTGCGACTCATCAAGAGCGACAAATGGCTTTATGCCATCGAGGACGCAGTGCACAGCATACTTCTTGGCATAGAGAAGGACGGTACAGTGTGGTACGCAAAGGGCATGAGCGACGAAACGAGGGAGAAGTTTGCCGAGATTGCCGACAGGCTGAAAGAGATAGACGGCTGGCAGCTGAGGGAAGATCCAAAATACATGTTCCTTATCACCGACAAAAAGCGCAACCGTGTATTTGGTATTACGCACGACGGCACGGTGGAATATGATAAGGGCATGAGCAAGGAGGTACGCGACCGACTGATAGAACTCAGGGGTTGGCACTTCGAGATAAACGACGAATACATCTTTGCCATTGTCGATAAAAAACGCAACCTACTTGTAGGTATCAAGCGCAAGAACGGCAGAGTGGTAATGCCACACGGCGTAGTGGAGATAATGACCTGGCAGGAATACGAGGAAAGCGACATTGAGAAAGGCGTTCTGTACGTGATCCGAGGTAAGAACGGCAAGGTGGAAGGTTGCTATATCGGCAACGAGCCGTTGAGAACGGGCGAAGAATATGCCTATTTTGTCGAGGGCAACGTGCTGATGTATAACGGACGCTTGACGTACATGCCAAAGCTGTATGTGGACTATGAGAGCATGCAACTGATGATAGATTATCCGGTAGGCTATGAAGGTCCGGTATTCGAGGAGATAGACGGAATATTATTCGCACGATGAGGCTGTAGCACTGTTGCAGCTAATACAACCACAGAACAATAAATAAGCATAACAAATATGGCAAAAGCATTAGCAAAAATCGGTTTCAGGAACCGGGGAGAGTTTGCCCCTAATACTGAATACAAGGAGCTGGACTCCTTTAGGTACAAGCGTAGCACCTATTTTGCCCTGGAAGACTTCACGAGTGGCGCAACCTTTGAAGAGACCGCCGACAAAGTACAGGTACTTGCCGACGCAACGGGTGTTGAGGAAGCCGCAGATGCCGCCAACGCAGCCGCCAATCTTGCCCAAACCAACGGAACGGAGGCAGGGGAACAGGCAGAGGCAGCACATGCAGCCGCCGAGGAAGCCCAGAAGCAGGCAGCCACGGCAAAGGAGACGACAGACATCTTCGGTACGAACTTCAAGAAGATTGTCAACGACAAATACTCATACGCCATCGGCGACCTGATAGGCAACGTGCTGTGGGCAATCATGCGCGGCACGGGCGAGGTGTACCAGCCGAAGGGTATGCCGGAGGCAGTGAAGGCAGCATTGGAGGAATACAACAAGCGTGTCAGCGACATAGAAAAGCGTTTGCACCTTGTGGAAAATCCGAACTATCTCTTTGCCATTGCCGACTCGAAGAACAACCTACTCTTTGCCATCACAAGAAAAGGCGGCGCAATAGTGAACGCACTTACTATCGGCAACATCGTGACGGTGGATAAAGGCGACTACAAGGGTTATGCGCTTGTGATCCAGGACACGGCAAGGAACCTACTCTTTGGTTTGCGATGGAACGGCACCGTTTGTTGCTCTAAGTTTGAATTGCCAAATGCAGTATGGGAGCAGATTAAGGCAGTTGCGAAAAACAAGAACTTTAGCGTCGACGAAAACGACATGGAGTTTATTTTCCGCATACAGACCCCGAGCGGAGCCATATTGCAAGGTTGGCGATGGGACGGCAGCACATACACTCCGAAGGGCATTCCAGAGGAACAGAAGAAGGTGAACAGGGAGGTGGACAGCCGCCTCAAGAAGCTTGAAAACCTCATCAGCAGCGGAGCCATCAAAGTAAAGACCGACTGGAGCGAGAAGGGATATATCTACTTGCCGACACCGAGATACGCAGTAGTAAACATTACAGGCATTACCGCCATGCCTTGGGCGAAAGGGCTCAATCTGCACGCATGGTTGGAGTTTTGGGATATGGACGGCAACTACTTCAAGAAGCGCGTCCTTCTCAACGCACAGGGCAATTCGTCTATGGGCTTTATCAAAAAGAACTATGCGATGGACTTCTGTGATGATGTGTGGATAGGCGACGAAACACCTTCCATCAAGATAGGCGACTGGGTAGCTCAGGACAGCTTCCATGCCAAGGCATACTATACCGACTTTTTCCGTGGCGTAGGCGTTGTGACCTACCAGCTCTATGAGCAGATAGTAAAGACCCGCGGCAACATGCTTGATAAGCCTTGGAAGAAAGACCTTATCGACATGGGAGCCATCGGCACGACAACAAAGAGCTTTGGCAACCCTATTACAGAGGACATGGAGCTACAAACCGATACGGGCGCATTGTGCCATCCAGACGGTTTCCCAATCATGAGCTACCTTAACGGAGAGTTCTACGGTGTATTCTCATTCCAGTTGAAGAAGCACCGTGATAACTACCATCTTAGCAAGAAGAAGGTAAATCACATCCATCTTGACGGCGACCTATACGGCGCAAATCTTTGGAACGGCACCGTGGGTTGGTCCGGTTTTGAACTGAGAAACCCCAAGGCACTCGTTTACGCAGAGCGTCACACCAACGCAACAGGAGGCTACAAGTATGACGCAGACATAGCCCAGGGCGAAATTGCAGGTACTGACAAGAACTATGCAGGAACATACGCAAGCGGCACAACATACACCGAGGCACAAGTGGTAGACATAGAACTTGACGGCGACACCGAATACTTCATTTGCACCGACCCCGAGCTTGCCAACAGCCATGCGCCTACCCTTGGAGATAAGAAAAGCAAGAATACTTACAGCGACCCGGACTACAAAGGCAAGACGGGTACGGGTTGGCTCAACTGTACGGGCAGCGTGAAGGTGAAATCCGCAGTCATAAAGCTTGCAGGCTACATGACGACACTGAATAACCTGAGAAAGGTATCAACGACCAACGGCGACATCAACCTTGCATCATACGGCGGCACATACGACACAACGAAGAATTACGACAAAGGCGTGTGGGTGAAGGACGGCGACAAACTGTATATGAGCATTCACTCCACAAACAAAGGCAATGCCGTTACAGACACTTCAAACTGGATAGACGTAACGGAGACGCTGAGCACCTTAAAGACCACCTTTGAGTCGATGTTTGACGCTGATGAGCTTATCGACTACCTGATTTGCTCAGACCTCACCAAGAACACGGACGGATTCGGCAAAAACTGGCAGTGGTTTACTTACGGCGGCAAGAAGTGGCATTGTGGCATATACGATTGCGACATGTCGTTTGGCGGACACTTCCAAGGCAACCAGATTACGGACTGCACCAACTACCATCTTGGCAACAGCACATGGCTACCGACGGGATGGGTAACCTTGCTATACTCAGAGGAACTAAAGGCACGCTACAAAGAGCTTGCAGACTTAGGCGTCATCACCGCCGACAACATCTTTGGCAAGCTGAGAGACTGGCAAATGCGCATAGGCACAGACTTTATGACAATGGAGTATGAGAAATGGCCTGACAGCCCATGTAACAACGAAAGTATTGTGCGTGACGACTACTGGCAGCTTGAAACCGACGACGACGGCAATCCCAAGACCGCCGCAAGTGAGACATTTGACGCTACCAAGGCATACGCTGTGGACGAAGAAGCAAGCTTTGGACTCAACGGTACGATGGGTTACTACATGTTTAAGTGCATAAAGGCGACGACGGCACTCGAAGCGAATACAGCCCATACCATCAGCACCTTCTCACCGATAAAGTCATTCATGCATACCGACAACCTCTACAGAGCAGAGAAGTGGATAAACCAGCAGGTGAAGAACATGGACACGCTTTATGGATACACGAGATCGGAATAAGCGAAAAGGCTGCAACATTGTTGCAGCTTACACGACCCTTGGACGTGAAGAGGGATAACGATAATATTAATAATAACTCAAATCTTTAGAAAAAAATGGCAAAACAGTGTTTAGTATTAACAGTGGAAGATGAGTGCACCGACCAGAACATGACGAAGGTGGAGCACTACTACGGTATCGAATTTGAGCGCGGCACGAGTAATCAGGGCGGCGATAACGGTTATCACAAGATGATCGGCGACCCGTCACTGCTAAAAGAGATGCGCTTCCACAACCAAATGAAGATAGCGAGCGTGAAGAATGCAACTCTTTCCGCCGTCCTCAACCAGACGAACTGGCGCAAGACAGATGGCGGCGACGCAAGCGTGCTCGACGGTAGCGACGGTAGCGACATTATCCAGCAGCACACGAGCGACGTGTATGCTATCCTTGGCGGCACTAACTCGGTGTACGAGCGTTACATCATCAGCGACCAGCCATTCTCTTACGACGGCGATGAGGCTATCTACCTTGGTAAACCCGGCGAGACCCCGGACTACTCCGTTATCCTCGACGGCAAACAGCGCTCGATACGCAATGACAGCGTGAACGGTACGCACAGCGCAGGAAACGGCACAGGCTTCTCAACAACCGATTACGGTACGGCAGCAGCCGGAGGCTACCCGTCAACCTGGCAAAACCGCTTCCAGTTTGAGGCATTGGCGCGTGCGAAGAACGACGACCCGTCGAGCAACATCCCATATGCCAATATCTGTAACTTCGACATTGAGTTGACAGCAGCCTTGATGTTCATTGAGTTCAGAACAAAGAACCTGAACAACATTCTTGGCCATGGTATCTCATCAGTGGCAGCACCTACCGCCGACAACTGGGGCAAGGTGACAGGTTTCCGCCTGACCGCCGACAACGGGCAGACCTACACCTATCTAACATTCGGCAGTCAGATTTGGCTGAGCGGCGCAACAGCAAGCCAGAATATGTGGACGACGCTTAACGGCTCATGCCCGGTACTGAAGATGTTCGAGCCACAGCTTAACATCAGCGACGGCGGCACATTGGAGCCGGTGAAGGACGCTGACGGCAACTTGGTACAGGGACTCAGCGACGGCGTGATGACAGGTATTTGGACCAAGCGTTTCAGTTTCCAGTTGACATGCGCCCTCACCAGCGGCGGCGAGCAGAAGACGTACACCGTGGAGGCAGTGATACGAGTACCCGTTTGGCGTGGACGCACACGACTGTGGGGAAACCTTAGCCAGTGGTACAGTGGTTATGACTTCCTACACTACCATGATGCATCAGGCTTCCACATGAAGTTGTACCGTGCACCAAGCGTTGAGGCATTAACTACAGACAGTGACAACGCTTACAAGACATCAGAAGGACAGTTTACCTTCGAGAAGACATACGACCTTGTAGGAGAAATGCCAGTAAGCACAGTAGCCATTAACAACGGTGTAGGATTTGGCTGGGGTAAGAACATGTTTAGCATTAACGGCATAACAACAGCCATCATTAAAGACTCAGGAGGCTCACTTGGCACCTTTGAGAATGCAACAGCATACGGCTATAACTCAGCACAGGACGGACAGTATACCAGGCGCGGGTCTCGCTTTGGCGGCTCCGCGGTTGAGGGCTTCGTTGTCCTGCGTTATGCGTACGTGTACGACGGGCCGTCGGGTGCGTACACGGACATCGGTTCCGGCTTCCGTGTGCAGCTTGCCGCATAAGGGAAGCCGAAAACGAAGCCGAAGGCCGAAAGCCTAAAATCCTGCCACAGGCAGGCCGAAAAACGAAATCGGAAAGCGAAAACGCAATCGCAAGCCGACGGATTTTGGAGGCTTGCCGGACAGGGTGGAAACCAATAAAAGCCGTCGCATAGCGACGGCGAACACAACAACAGCTAAGCCGCCACAAAAGTGGCGGCGGACGCTAAAAGTAAAATAAATTAACAAAAAAATAAACAGAAATGGAAAGACAGATTTATTTCGAGACGAAGCCGGAAGTAGCCCCTTGGGGCGAAAAAGCCATTGTACCCCTCAACGTGACCGAACATGAGCGCATCGACGACAACGGACAGACGAAGAAGTATTATCGCGCCGACCTTGTGAAGAAGGTAGAGAAGCCCCTGACCATCGATAACATCGTACAGGCAGCGGTGGACGAAGAGTTTGACGATGCAGCGCAGAAGCGCATCATGCGCAACTTTGCAAAGACCGACAATGCCGAGGTAGCGAGCTACAAGAAACTCGTGGCAGAGGTGACCGAGGCAGCGAAGTCGGCAGGTTACGAGTAACGTGATTGGCTGCAACCGAATGGTTGCAGCCAACCGGGTATAACCGTGGTTGTCTGTGCGTGCGGGTCTCACTTTGGCGGCAACGCGAATGAGGGCAACGATGTCCTGCGTTATGCGAACGTGAACAACGAGCCGTCGAATGCGAACACGAACATCGGTTCCAGCTTACGAGTGAGCACAGTAAGATTTATAAACATATATAACGCTTGGTGCAGACCAGTCGCACGGAGACCTCACCAGAATGGTGAAAAATGACAGACAAGGCAACGGAAAGCAATAGGACTTTCGACACGAGGTTGCCCGCCTGTTAGTAGACACGCAGTTGTAGGCGTGGCTGAAAGCTGGCGAAAAGGCTCACACGGGCTTATGCACCCCATGACGAGCTGCAACAATGTTGGAGCTTGCACAATCAAAGGGCGCAGGGAGCTACAGAAAAGAAATGAAAAGAATAGGTTATATCTGGGATAAGATGTGCAGCACGGAGAATATCCGTGAAGCCATCAAGAACGCAGCCAAGGGCAAGACCAAATACCGCAAGGTAAGGAAGGTACTAAAGAACCTTGACAAATACGCAGAGGAACTGCACAGGCTTTTGACGGAGGACAAATTCGTGCCATCTCCATACACATGCGAGCTACTGAAAACGGAGTACGGCAAGGAGAGGGAGATATTCAAGCTTCCTTTCTTTCCCGACCGAGGAGTGCAGCACGCTATATCGCTTGTGCTGAGACCGAGGTGGACGCAGAGCTTTACGACCGACAGTTACGCATGCCTTGTAGGGCGAGGGATAAACTCGAAGATAGCACGCTACAACCTCAACAAGAAGGTGGAGCGAGCCATCAACAGCTATCCGAGGCACAGACGGCTATACGTGCTGCAAATAGACATCAAGAAATGCTACCCGACTGTAGACAACGAGCTATTGGCAGAGATAAACCGCCACTACTGCAAGGATGCACGCATGTTGAAGCTACTTGACTTGCTGAACTTCAACGGCGACAACGAAGGTTTGCCGATAGGCAACTTCCTAAGCCAGCTATGGATAAACATCGTGCTAACACTGATAGACCGCTATGTGAAAGAAACGCTGAAAGCAAAATGGTATTTCAGATATATGGACGATATGGTGATCATCAGCGATGACAAAGCGCAGCTGCAGACATGGAAGTGGCGAATAAGGAACTTCATTTGGTACGAGTTGCACCAGGAACTGAACGGCAAAAGGCAGGTGTACCCGTTAGGGCGGCACAGAGGCGAGCGCGGACTGGACTTTGCAGGCTATGTGTACTTCCAAGGATTTACGCTACTGAGGAAACGGGTGAAGAAGAGCTTTGCCCGGAAACGGCACAAGAAGTCGAGTGTACCGAGCTACAAAGGCATAGCCGACCACTGTGACGCAAGAAACCTCATTAGGAGAATAACCCAACAAGACAACAAACCATCTACAATGGCATTATCAGACTTAGGACAGAAGATAGAGCGACCCTTTGAGGGCGACGAGATAAAGATAGACCAGGTAGTTGACAGAGACATAGAACTCTTGGACTTCGAGGTACGACCGAGCGAGAAGAAAGCCGGTACGGACTATGTGAAGCTGCAAATACGTTTCGAGGGTCGGAAACGGTTTATCGGCGGCGGTTACCAATTCTTGGCAACCTACCTGAAGAAACTCCCTCCGGCAAAGGTACTAAAGACCTTGCCACCGGGAAAAGGCTTGCCACAGCCGACCGTCATACGGAACAAGCGAGGCTATTATTTTGAAGGAACGATAGATGAAAGTTGAGGAAGATGGAAAAATTTATTGCACACTTCATAGAGAAACTATTAATGATACTCTCTACCATTTGGGGTTGGGTAGCCGGGATAGCCCTGGTTGTCCTGAATGCCATTGTTGACCACAGAATGGCCATCACCTTTGTGGTGGTGGTTGTTGCGCTTGACTTGTTTTGGGGTTTGGCGGCGGCATTGAAAATGCACCGTTTCGCCACGAGCGAGCTGATGAGGGACACGCTTGGCAAGCTTGCCGTTTACGGCACGGCTATACTGACCTTTTGCTTTATAGACAAAATGCTTGGCGACAGCGTAACCCTGACAACGGCGGTGATCTGTTCGATAATAACGTTGGTGGAGTTGTGGTCGTCGATGGGCAATGCGCTTATAGTATTTCCTAACTTACCATTCCTAAGACTGATACGCGGCGCGCTTGTGGGGGAGATAGCCAATAAGTTGCATGTGAGCGAGGACTTTGTGAAAGCCACATTTGAAATAATGGATGAAAAGAAGAAAGATGAGAAAAATAAATGAAATCATCGTGCATTGCACGGCAACGGCAGAGGGCAAGGACTACACCGTGGAGGACATTACTCGCTGGCATAAGGCGAGAGGGTTTAAGACTATCGGCTACCATTATGTGATTTATCGGGATGGGACGGTGCATGCCGGACGACCCGAAAATGAGATTGGCGCACACTGCCAAGGGCATAACGCGAACTCGATAGGCGTTTGCTATGTAGGCGGTCTGACAGCTGACGGGAAGGCGGCAAAGGACACGAGGACGGCTGCACAGAAGGAGGCGTTGAGAGTACTGCTGAAGAAGCTGGCTGCCAAATACCATCTGCCTAAAGGGAGCATCAAGGGACACCGGGACACATCGCCTGACAAGAACCACAACGGGAAGGTGGACAAGTGGGAATGGGTGAAGGAGTGCCCGAGCTTTGACGCAAAGACGGAGTACGCGGGGATATGATAGTGGCCGCTGCTCAGCAGCGGCTTACAGAACGGAGATATTAATAGGGATTAGAGAAGCTATAGAAGCTATAGAAACAATAGATATGATAGATTTTGATAGAATAAGAGGGTGGCTGCTGGGCTCGATAGCTTGCGCCATCATCACACTACTTGTAGGTTGCAGAACTACCAAGTACGTGCCGGTGGAGAATGTGCGGACGGAGTATAAAGACAGGGTAAAGACTGTGCATGACACAGTGAAAGACTCCGTGCAAAAGCACAACTTCACTTTCCAAAAGGATAGCATGGCAATGTCGATGAGCGGAGATACGGTGAAGATAGAGCACTGGCATACGCTGAAACTCGTGTATTACGAGAAGCAGAAGAGCAAGAATACGACCAATACCAGCGACTCAGCGTCGGCGTTGAAAAAGAACAGCGTGCAGGTACCTTACCCGGTGGAAAGGCAACTGAGCCGATGGGAGCAGGTAAAGATGGACTTTGGCACGGCGGCGATAGCGATTGCAGCAATAGCCATCATTGCCGGGATAGGCGTGCTTGTGTGGTGGTTGAGAAAGAAGATCAGAAGGAATATATAAAGGGCTGCAACGATGTCGCAGCTTACACGACCTTAGAGACATCGCAAGCGACGGGAGCACAGCCATTCAGGCGATTGCGTTTTTATGACGGTGGAAGGAGGAAGAAAAATTAAATTTGTGGCATGAAAATAGAGATTGTCATATCAAGGAAGGGCGTTATGGGGATAACGGAAGGTATCTCCGTAACTATATCGCAGCATAACGGCGGCACACCTTCCTTTGAACAGCTTTGGGCAAGCGACTCAGAGGGCCCGAAGCTGGACATCTATTACAGAGAGGGCATCAGTGACCTGGAACGACGGCTGGAGAAGTGGCTACAAGAGAGCAGCGCACAATTTGACTTACAAGCCATCGGCGAGGACTACAAGCTGAAACTGAACGTCAGCCGCAGTTGGCCGACACGGCTTGAAGGGTTGCTGAAAAACAAGGTTCAGGACTACCTTGTTCACACGGTTACGGCAGGTTGGCTTAACGACTTTGAGGGCATATCGGTAAAGCAGGACTACCAGGCAATGGCAGCGCAGGACTTGGACGATATAGTGTACATCGTGGGTTTGAAGAGCTTTGGCTTTGCCGAGAAGGAGCGAGCCGGGGAGACCGACAAAGACGAAGAGACTGACGGCAGCGCACAGGGTCGCGGAACAGATGAGGATAAAACCGAGAGCGGATATACGGCTGAGGCTGATGAGCGAGCCTCCGACAGCGATAAGAGCGAAGAGACCATCTTTAGCGACGCAGAGGAAAGGGGAAGCGATACCAATAAGGACGATAACCCATACACCGTTGAGGCAGGAGAAAGAGGCAAAGACACCGACAGCGAAGCCGCCGTTGCTCAGCAACGGCATACAGAACGGACAGCGGACAGCGAAAAGGCGGATAATCCTTTTAACGTTGAGGCCAACGAAAGGACAGCCGATGAAAGCATAGGGGCCGAAGATGAAGGCAAGAGTCTTGCAGAACGGGCGGTGGATAATGAGAAGGACGATAACCCATACACCGTTGAGGCAGGAGAAAGAGGCAAAGACACCGACAGCGAAGCCGCCGTTGCTCAGCAACGGCATACAGAACGGACAGCGGACAGCGAAAAGGCGGATAATCCTTTTAACGTTGAGGCCAACGAAAGGACAGCCGATGAAAGCATAGGGACAGCCGATGAAATCAAGAGCTTTGCGGAACGGGCGGCGGATAATGAGAAAGACGATAACACGCTGAACGCTGAGGCTATAGAGCGAGGCACGGACGCAGACAAAGCGGTCGGGCTGCATGCTGATGAAGCCGATGAGCGCAACAGCGATAAAGATAAAGCCACGAGTGACTACTCCGGGAAAGCCGAAGAACGGCACAGCAAGAACGACAACGTGAACGCAGGCAAGCGAAACGAGGCGGAAGCCGGAGACAGGAACGAGGACAACGACACAGTGGACATCAGGCATGACTTCACGGACTGGAGCGGCACTTCTCCTTTACTTTGGGAGACAGACTTTGACAAAGCCGGAAGGATAATAAGACATAATCAAGGATACGATAAAAAGATATAACTATGGCTGAGAAGAAAAAGATTACGCTTACGTTTGACTTGGGCGAGGTGTGCAACGACATACTCGCCAAGTGTAACCTGATAAGCATTTCAGTGAAGGACGACGCGCTTGCCGACATCAAGGCAAACGTGATGGAGCCAGACAACCCAGAGACACGCAGTATTATTTGCCGCGCCGTGACAGAGGCTTTTGGCAAGGTGAAGGTGTATTGCAGCCGATGGTTGAAGGTAGGGCGCACGACAGACACCAATGCCCTGGAGCGTCTTGTGAAGGACATCACGACGGACAAAGACGGCAACGAGGTGATCAATTACGAGAACGTCGTTATAGCACTGGAGATAGAGAACTTCAACACAGCCGTGACCGACCACTTGAAGAGCTCGATACACAAGTATGTAGTGGACTGGTGCATGTACCGCTTCTTGCAAGACCAGCTTGCTGATAAGGCAGGTGAATACAAGGGCCTGGCAGACGATGAGGACTCCAGCAATATCATCCACGATCTCAACATGCGTGAGAACTTCAACAGAAGAAAGGCAAGCTGGATATAAGGAGACCGCGCACGCAGAAAGGTGCGGAACGCAACAGAGTACTACTTTAATGTTTATGTATATAGTTAATAAGTATTAGGTTTTTCATAGTAATTAGATTGTTTTTAGGTTAGCGGCCGCCTGTTCCCGAGAGGGAGCGGGCGGATTTTTTGTTTATAGACTTGATAGACGGAATAAACAAAGTAGACGGCTATAGCAGCGATAACCACTATAGCCGTCATAGCCTTGGGATACAGGGAGCCGATGCAGAGCAACGACGGAGACAACCTTCTCAGAACTTCAATACCTTCAAGCCGCAGGACATAGCAACGTCAAGTTCAAGTCGGCAGCCTTTTGAGTATTGCCATTCGGGAAGGAAGTAGATGTACTGACAGCGCAGGAGGTTGGCGATGTCGGCACGCATGTGGTCGCGCCAGTCGCCGGGTTGCGGCAAGCCGTTGTCCATGGGGTTGACAGGCAGATAACCCATCTTGCGCAACTGTTTCTTGGCAGCATTGAAAACCGCTTTGCGTTCTTCGAGGTCGTAATGGGCGATAGGCCCGGATATGTAGACCCGTGCGCGAGTAGTTTCCTCAGCAAAGGAAGTGAGCACCTGGAAGCCGAACTCAGAGCGGAGGCGGTGAAGCGGCGACAAATCAGGAACTTTGCCGTCATTGGGAACATTCACAAGGACGGTGCGCTTGGCGGTATCAATGCGGAAGCCACGGGAACGGAGACGGTAAACGAGGGAGGACGCAGCCTTGGAAAGTTTGGTCATAGCTTTTCGTATTTTTGGGTTATGTCGAGATTGGCTTGGAAATACTTCTCAGAGGCATCGAGGCTCAGGGAGAGGGCGAGCCGGAAGAAACGATAAGGGTGAGATGGCAGATAGTCGGCAAGTATGGAACGCTTGCACCCAATGTAGTGCCATCGGCGGTTGTCGTTGGAGCCGAAGAGGAATAGCAAGGGAACGTTGCGAGCGTCAGTCTGATGGTCGAAGCCAGTGACAGCGAGCATGGTTTGGTCGAAGGTGAGCGTGCGCGTGACGATAAGTCCCTCATGGAGTGTAGCGTCGGTGTAGTCGTACTTCTTGTCGAGGACAAAGACCCGTCCATCTTGATGTTGCAGATAAGGGTAAGGATAGGAGTTGAGGACGGCGAGCGGACGGTCAACGAGCATAGTAGACCACGCATCGTCACGAATGGAATAGACCAGGGCTACAACCTTGTTTTGCTGAGAGGCTGACGGATAGGCAGCCTTGGCGGAAGCCTGGGACTTAGCCGTGGCTTGTTGTGCTGAATAGGCAATGGGAAGAATGAGTAGTCGGTTGTTGGCATAATCGTTAATGACACGTCCTTGCTTGAAGTAGTCGATAGGCGGAATGTCGAAACCTATGAGTTGCGTGATGTCGGCATTGGACTTAAAGAACTCAGCGAGTTTAGGCAGAGCCGTAGCAATGTGGAAGAAAGGGCCGTCGAGAATGTCGGAGAAAGGAGCCACGGACGACTCCACAACCTTGCTCAACGCACGATCCGTGGCAAAGACAACGGACTGGTCAAGCTGACAGATGGAAGCGTCGTTGACGCACACTTCACGGCTGATGGGGTGAATGCTTGAGTAAGTACCCGTGGAAGAAACCTGGAGAGCCCAGATACCATCTTTGGTGAAAGCCATGAGCGGGTACTGTCCAAACTGGCCCTGCGAGAGCGCACGGGTTGTGGCAGCCAGACCGATGATGTCACCGGTACCCACGGAGTTGATAGCCTCAACAGGAAAGTAGAAAGGGTCGTTTTGCTCAGAGGTGTAGATGCGGTTGTACATCGTGACAACATCATCGACATTGTAGGAGGGAGCTGAGGTTGTGGGATAGTTGGTAGTGAATGCCCCCACATGCATGGAACCATTGAGCTCGTTACAGGCAGTAAGCTTGAACTCGGCCCAGTGTTCTGTTGCCGTAGGGGGCGCTGCAGTGTCATATGTGAAATAATTTACATACATGCGGTCGGCCCTGGCATCCGGATAGAAAAGCGGGAAATTGAAGAGCATGTAGCCTTGAATACCCTCCAGCATACTGGATGCCGTCTCGACGTACTTGTAACCGTTGTCGGTGTTGAGGCGTACGACGATTTTCTTTACCATGCACGAGGTTTCTGAGGAAACCTTTGTAAAAAGCCCATATGGGAACATCTGTCCCAAGCTGAACCCGGCAAACAGCCGCTCGTAGAGTCCGTAGAGGTTTAGTCGATGATTGTAGACATAGCAACCATTAGGGTAGAGAAGGTTATGTGATTTATAATCGTCGCGCATCTGTTCTTGTGTGGAAACGTTTTCGACTACCGACTGATCTACTGGCAGCACATGCTCCTCACCTGTACCTCCAATGTCATCCGTTTTGAATGAACACACTCTATAGAAAGCCGACTGATTAGCAATCTTATCGGCGTAGCCTTGATTGGAAAGTCCGGGGAAGGCAACGGTGGTCTTGCATTCCCGGTCGGTATTGTTGTTGTAGTACCATACGTTTTCCCAAGTATTGTAGAGGCCGAGTGCATTTTTTGCGTTCAATCCCCAGTTGTCGGGCTGATAGACACAAGTCTTGATAGTCTGAGCAGGATCGGTACGTGTTACGGGCGGCGTGATGAAAACGTCGATGGAAGAAACTATATCGCTCCAGTCTCTGAGTGCCTCAGCAGTAGCGTTATCGTTACGCCAGGTGTATATGACAGAGACGTTTCGTGGGTAGTACATGAATGTGAGCTTGGAGATACTGAAAGAATAGTCCTTGCCAGTGGTGTCCTTGCGGTGTATCTTGATGGTATCATCGAGGCCCACTGTATGGTCGTCGTCCATGTGCGCGTTGCAGACATAGACCAGGTAGTTGCCGGGTACCAGGACAGGCATGAAAATAGGCGCGGAGTGCATGATCATGGAGCCGTCGTAGAGGCGGTAGCAATAACGGATGAAGAAGTTGGCATAGAAGTGGCCAGCCTTGGCTATCTGACTGTTGGTACGGTTGACCAGCGCCCAGACGTTTTCAGTGATGTCAGACTGTTTGTCAGTCTTGACTTTTAGCTGTGTCTCACCCTTGGTAAAGGCGGTAGACTTCTGAGACTTGGAGAAAGCGTCTCCACAACCGACTGTGGTTTGCTGAAAGGCACAGTCGAAACCCTCAGCGGAGCCGTCAACGGAGATACCGCCCGTTTCGTAGTCGGCTGAATAGTTGGTTGAAAGGGTAAACTGTATGGAGAGGAACGGCGGCTTTTGCCCGAGATACTTGTAGGTGCTGGCGGTGTTTTTGTAGAGGATATAGTGGATGCCATCTTTGTCGAGAACAACGAGCGTGTTGCCAATGGAATCGATAGACATGACACCGTCGTTGAAGTCGTGGTCGATGGTACCGCCGAGCTTGCCGTCTTTTTCAAACCAGGAGAGGCGCATGGTGACATCGCAGTAAGCGATGATATGTGTGTAGGCGGTAGTGACATGGACGTATAGCAGGCGACAGTCGTTGTCGTCAGCGTCGGCAAGCCGGTTGGCGATAGTAGTGCCAGTAAGGACGGACGGACGCAGCGCGCCATCGTGCAGCTCAACATTGGCACACAAGGACAACTCGCCATTCTGTACGGCTTGCTCGTCTTTGGCAAGGGAGAGTCCCCGGAAACGTATTTGCTGTTTCATATATACTTTGTTTTGATGATGAGGCTGCAACGATGATGCAGCTTACATAACCTTTGCGCCGTTGCAGAGCAACGGCATACGGAAAAGTTACTTGCCGGGCTTGTGGAGCCAGAGGCGGAAGTAGTCATTCTGTTTGTCGGTACCACGGATAGGCACGTACTCACGGGTGACAAAGAGACGCTGACGGCGAGACTCAGGGTTGAGACCGTAGTCGAAGAGAAGGTGTGCAGGCTGTACTCGCCCATCAAAGCTTATCTCATAGTGATAGCGGCGGAAGAGCCAGAACGGACGACGGCGAAGCGTCTGTATGGTCGTGGCTTGCATCATGCGGTACTCGGCAGGAACAATAGCCCAGGAGCCATCAATAATGTTGTTATCGTCGTCGACGTTGGACGTGATACGGGCGAACATGCAGACACCTGAAACAAGAGCCTCAGCGACATTGTGATGAACTAAAAGGCAGTGGCGAGGCGGTTTGTCGGGCAGGAAAGAGCGTTCATGACCGTCACGATTGATGAGAAGGGCGGTGGTGAGGAACTTCTCGCGCACGGACTTGACGAACTTAGGCAAGTGGAATATCTTGTTTTTGTCGGCGATACGCTTCTTTAGATACTCCATGGCCTTGCCGCCTGAGAGCTTGTGCTTATCCTTGTAGGAGTCGTCGGTGTAGACGATGTGATCCGTAAGTTCAACACGGTTGGGGTTAGACTTGCCTTTATGCTTCTTAGCCTCACGCTTGCGTTTGGCATCGAGATAACGGCGCTGATGGTGGTTGAGGCTGATGGTATGTTTGTCTGTCATTTCTGATGTTTAATGATGATGTACTTATGTGTGTCGCAAACGGGCGAGCCATCGCGGAAGTGGTTGTGCAGCGGGCACGGAAGTCCGTAGCGGTAAAAGTCGCAGAAATTGCAGTGAGCTGGGATGTCCTCAGTCTTAATCCTATTGAAGAGCTGGGCATACATGTTGTCAAGCTCATGGAGTGGATTGGGGGAATGGGCGGCCTGCAGGAGCAATGGCAGCGGCAGGGCCCGGTCGGGCCAACGGGCAAGGTGCTTCTGTTCGCTGTGTGTGTGTGGCACACAGATGCAGACGTTGCCGAAGTTGTCGTAGAGGCGGTTGGGCACTATGTAGTCGGCCGTACGGACGTTTGGCAGTGGGTGTTTGAAATACTCGTGCAGCCACGCGGTGAAGAGATATAATTTTCGTTTCATAATGCGCTAATTTATTGGATTTGTCCTTTGTGGCGGTGATAAAGGGTTACTTTTGTTGCTTTTCATCGTCAGTGCAGGACGTTTCGATATACTCCAGGACACGTGCAGCGCACTCGGAGAAGGCGCGGCACTGAGCTTTGAGGGAGCGCAGGGCGAGGGTACGGTTAGGACACGGGTTGCCGATGATACGGACGTCGCCGTTGGGTATTTGTCCGAAAGCCTGGTACTTGGTGGGCTGACCGTTGGAGAAAGTAACGGGAATGACACGAATGTCGGCTTTATACTTCTTTGGCATGATGATAACATTTTAGCGGCTGAGGCTGCAACCGTGCTGCAGCTTACATGACCGGTGGTAAATCGTCTTTGTTGAAATGGATGGTGTGAGGGTGGTCGTCGTGGGTTTCGTCGATGTTGTCACGGGAGCCTCCGGCAAGACAGGAGACAGCCATGACAGCAACGACACCGCCGACGATGATACCAAGTATGAAAGATAAGAGTGGAGACATGGAGAGAGAATTAATTAAATGGTCGTGGAGGTAAGGCGAACTTGCAGGTGTGAACGAAGTCGTCAACGTCCATGTAGTCGATATGGAAGTTTTGTGCAGTCTTATAGTCGGAGTCAGAGAATTGACCGGGTTTGCCAGAAGCGTCGCCTATCATGAGGGAGGTCTTGCGGTCGAAAACAAGATCAAGCAGCGAATGTTTTACCAAATACTCCAACATGCCAGGGTTAGGTTTTCGCATAGGGTCGTCAGGTTCGGTTGAGGCGCAAAACTTAGTAACCACGGCATGACCGATGTAATTGTTAGCAAAACTACCTACAGCACGGAGCTTAGATACAAATTCTTGCTTAGAGACGTATTGAGGAATACCTCCTTGATTGGTTACGATTGCAAGCACTTTGAGGTCCGGCAGTGAGCGTATAGCGTCGAGGACATCTTTACGGATAATGAAATCCGTGCAATCTTTGGGGAATGTACAGCCGGAGGCGGTACGAATGAGCGTACCGTCGAGATCGGCAAAGAGAGTTACTATTTTCTTCATAAGTTAAAGGTGATAAGGGTCTTGTGGTTCGTGATTGAGCCAGACACGTGGGTCAATGTAGCCGGGGTGAGAAACAGGGTCGTCGGCGATGGAGCCTTCAGGGAGAGTGCCAGAAGCGGCGACAGGCTGTGCTTCTTCAAGGCTAAGCGGTTGGCGATGGAAACAATAGTGTCAACCTCAGAAATGAGTTGCTGAGGCTGGTAATGAGCGAGGAAACTGTCAACCATTTGCTCAATGAGACGGTTACGCACTTCGATGATACGTTTATCGTCGTCATTGGAAGCTGTAGTCAATGCTTTGTAGCTTTCCGGGGTTAGATATTTTTCCATGTTGGTAATACCTTCTGTAATACCCTCACGGAAATAGTCTTTAGATAATTGGCAAATCACTCTCACCTTGTCAAAAGCAGCTGAGGCGACCGCTTCAAAACTTTCGTTGAACGTAATTTTTCTAAAATGTTTTTCGTCCATAATCGTTAATGTTTTATTGAGTCAAGTTTACGTAATAGCCATGCCGGGAAGTTTGGTTTGTATGCCCAGGCGACGGGAGTGTAAAGAAGTTCTTCGAAGCCATACTTGTCGTAGTAGGCGTGAGGATCACGATTAGCTGAAGAGGGGCAGACGGCATCGGTTATACCGTATTTACGGAAGTCTCCTGGCAGGGGGACAACGACAATAACAGTAGTGTCTGATGGTGGCAGCTCTTTGTCGGGGTCGTGCCAGGGGTTTAAGAAGTCGGGATCGCAAGCGAAGTGGGCAGCAGCTGCCTGGAACCATTTCTGCATGTCGATGCGCCAGGACAAAGGCCATTTGGCATGTCCGGGTAGTTGGATTGAGAACTGGTAGGCAGCATCGATGATTTGTCTGTATGTTGCTTCGTCGATATCCTGTGGAAAGTGACCTATTTCAACTGTTATCAATCTTTCATTGTCTGTCATTTTTTGTCGTTCTTGTTTGTCGTTTTCAGCCATGTTGGTATGTATTTAATTGGAATGATGTTGTCGTGTGGTAGCAAGTCGGTGTAATCTGTATGTAGAGTAAAGTCTTGTGGTTTTTCAGGCGCTTTGTACTCTTCGAGAATGACGGACTTGTTTGTAGGCTGACCGTAAGGAATGCCGGACACATGGTCCCAGGGAGTGAAAGGAATAATCGGCATGTAAGTGTGAGAAGGAAGCATTTGAATTAGCTGAGTATGCTCCAAATCCCACTTCTGCATGTCTTCAAGGCGAGCGTTAAACGCTTGCTCAATGTTATCTTTGTTCTCTTCCATGTTTTTATTTACGGGCAGAATTGGCATATTCGATTTCTTCTTCAGTCGGGTCGGCAATGTCCATCCACATTGTTGCTCTGACTGAATAATAATTGCAAATCATAGCAGCGTGATGTGATGTTGCTATTACTGGTAATCCGTATTCGTCTATTTGGTCGGGATAGCTGCCGTTTACCGATGGAGTGCCAGTTTTCTCACTACGTTCTACAAGGTTAACACGTCCACCACCTAATGGATAGTAAACGGCAATGGCACGCTTGTAGGGAGGTTCCTTGTGCTTGCCATCGAGGGGTATCCAATGAGAAACAGGATGTTTGTCAGCCCACTTTGCGCCGGAAATGAAAGCACTTTGTTTGATAGTGTTTACAAATTTCGAGGCATAGGACTTTACCATGCACTCCTTACTTGCGTTTCTGATTTGTTCTTTTCTGTTCATAGTTTTTCAGTTTTACAAAGTTCGTTACTCTGCATAGGTTCCCAATCCGGGATAAACCGACGGTTGATAGTCTTTGGCTGCATACGGCGAGCCACGGACTCAGGAGTTGAAAACATTCCAGGGTGGAATGTACGGAGTAGTTGTTCTTGTTGTGTCATAGTTATTATTCTTTTGGTTTCATGTCTCCGATTTTGCAAATATAATCGGTCCAAATGTCAATGAACTGTTTCCCGGCGTATTCCGCTAACTCGCGTGTTTTGAAGGCAAGGCGCACACCGCGGCTCGCGCCCGAGCACACCGCGGCTCGCGCCCGAGCGCGCCGAACCGGTGCCCGGGCACGCACAAACGAGACCGCCGAACGCATACGAACTGTCGCACGAACGGCCGACACAGCGCTTCTTATCCTTAGCAATAAGATA